GGCGTCCGAGAAGGAGCCCTGACCGAAGGGATACACCAGGAACACAGCCGAAGCGGCGGCCACAGGAGCGCTGTAAGCAACGCAGATCCAGGGACGCATGCCGAGGCGGTAGGAGAGTTCCCACTCCCGTCCCATGTAAGCGTAGATGCCGATGAGAAAGTGGAAAACGACAAGCTGGAAAGGTCCGCCATTGTAAAGCCACTCGTCGAGGGACGCGGCCTCCCAGATCGGGTAGAAGTGCAGGCCGATAGCGTTGCTGCTCGGGATCACCGCCCCCGAGATGATGTTGTTTCCGTAGAGTAGCGAGCCAGCCACGGGCTCACGGATCCCGTCGATGTCAACGGGTGGAGCTGCGACGAATGCGACGATGAAGCAAATAGTTGCGGCGAGCAGCGTCGGAATCATCAGGGTGCCGAACCAGCCGACGTACAGACGGTTGTCCGTGGAGGTCACCCACTCGCAGAAGTTATCCCAGGCAGAAGTAGTTGAGCGCCGGGACAGTACAGATGAAGCCATTGAGAATCGATATGGAAGCGCCCGGCAGGGACCGCGCGGTTCGTATTCCCGGCCTCCCTTAGGGCCGGCATGAGGGGCGTCTTTAGCCTGCTTAGCCCCGGTAAGGAGTTTCGTCCCGTTTCAGCAGGGGGCCGCAGACGGCCAAAAGGAAAGGCCACCGGCGGCGCCAGTGACCTTATCTTACGCAATGTAACGTTGCGTGAATCAAACATTAGGACGGTGCTTCAACCGTCACGCCCCTCCTGGCGGTGAATCCACGCCTTGAGCTCGTGCAGGTAGCGCCTGAGCTCGTCCGCCTTCTCGAGGTGCCACGGGTCGCGGCCCTCAAAGTACAGCCTGTTGTGCTCGTCGATCGCCTTCAGTATCTGGTGGATCGGCGCGTTCCAGGCCTCCCGCTTGGGAGTATTCCACTCGCGCGGCACGGGGCTAGACCTCCGGCTCCTGGAACTTTGGGTTGCGCCGCCCGCCGGCGTGCTGTATCCTTCTAAGTAAGATGCCCAGGTCGTGGTAGACGTCGAAGATCTCGACCATCTTACCAGCCCGGGCTATGTCGACCTGCCCGTCCGCCCTGTGGACGAAGAAGCAGTCGTTCGTCAGCTGTCGCGGGTGGACCTCATCCGGCCACACCTGCTCCTTCAGTATCCTGCACTTGCTCATTGACGTCTCCGAGTGGGACCACGTCGTGGTGCGCCAGGAAGTCCTGGAGCTGGGCAACCGACAGGCGGATCAGGGTCTCGTTGTTGGTGCCCTTGGCCGCGGCGTAGGCGTCGATCAGGTTCGCGAGGTTTTGCTTGGTGTCCATTTTAACAGAGTTGGTATTGGCCGGGCCGGACCTATCTTAGACGGGCCCACCCGGCCGTGCACTCAGGGTCAGACGACCGTCAGCGTCGCGGAGGCCGTGTTGGCCGTCGGCGCGATGGCGGAGGTGGAGGTGATCACGCAGCGGTAGATGTCACCGTTGAGGCCGGTGACGTCGTCGATCGCCAAAGAGCTCGTGGTGGCGCCGCTGTAGTTGCCGCCGCCGCCCGTGCCGCCGTTGAGGACCGGGGCGAAGCCGGAGCCCGTGTCCACCTCCCACTGGAAGGTGACGGTGGCCAGGGTCTCGTTGGTTGTGCCCGCCGCCGTGAAGGTGTGGGGGCTGCCGGTGGCGACGGTCGCGTTCACGGGACTCGTGGTCACGGTGATCGCCGCGGCGGCAACGTTCAGGTTCACGAGGTTCGTGAACGCGGGCGACGCGGTGCCACTGCTCGACACGCGGCAGCGGTACTGGTAGCCGTTCTCCGCGGTGCTCGTAGTCGTCACGGTCAGCACGGAGGTGGTGACGTTGGAGTACGGCGCGACGTTCGTCAGGTTGGTGATCGGGTTGACGCCGTCGTCAACCTGCCATTGGTAGCTGATCGTGCCGCTGTCGTTGGTGATGGCGGTCGTGTTGAACACGGCCGGGACGTCGCCCTCGACGATCGACACGTTCACAGGCTGCGTCACGATCGTGATCGCGGGGCCGACGAGGCCGTCGAAGATGCGCACGCTTCCGGCGAAGCTGTAGCTGATGGCATCCGCCGTGGAGCAGCGCAGCTGCAGCATGTCGGCGCCGCCGGGGCCCGTGCCCGCGCTGTAGTTGGCGTTGAAGGTCGGGTTTGTGCCGCCCCAGCCGTCGGCGATGACGCCGGAGCCGCTGGAGATGTAGGCCGACGCGCCGTCGTGCAGGATCGTGAACGTCGCCATGTAGACGTCGTTGTTGGCCGAGTCCACCAGCAGGCACTCGACGATGGCGCCCTGGCCGGTGGCGGCGTTGAACTCGAACACCACCTCGTTGGTGAGGGGCCCGGGGCCGTGGCTGCTCGGGGCGACCGGCCTGATCAGCGACGTGCCGAGGTCGATCTGGGATGTGACGTTGATGGCGTTGGCCGCCACGGTGCCGGAGAAGTCGCCGGAGGCGGCGTTCACCTGTGACCAGCGGCTGCCCGTGGTGCCGAGGGTGAACGAGCCGGAGGGAACCAGGTTGCTCTGGAGCACACCGTTGATCACGACGGAGTCGGCGTTCGTATCGCCGAGGGTTGTGGTGCCGTAGGTGCTCAGCTGGTTCGTGTGGACGTTCGCCAGGATGCGCGTCGCGCTGCCCAGGCTTATCGTGTTCGTCGTGTTCGGGATCAGGTTGCCGGTGATCTCGCCGTTGAAGGTGATCAGGTCGCCCGCGTTATTGCCGAGGGTCGCGTTGCCGGCGAGCTCGAGCGTCTGGAGGTACAGCGTGTTCCAGTAGTTCGTCAGCGAGCCCAGGTTGCGCGAGAGCGAGGCGTCGGGGACGATGTTGGAGTCGACCACGCCGTTGATCCCGACGGTGTCGCTCAGCGCGTTGCCGAGCTCGACGCTGCCGTAGACGTAGAGGTCGTCGACGTGGGCCTGCGCGTAGTGGAGCAGGTTGGAGCCGAGGTCCAGGGTGCCCGTGGTCTTGGGCAGCACGTCGGTCGCGATCGAGCCGTTGACCTGGATGTCGTCGCCGGAGCTGTTGCCGAGGTAGACGTTGCCGTTGGCCTCGAGCAGGGCGCCGACGCTCACGTTCGGCACGCTGAGGGTCTGGCTGCCGTTGTTGAAGTTGAAGTTGCTGTTGGCGGTCAGCGTGGCGCCGTCGCTGAACTGCACGTCGCCGGCGTTGCCGGCCGCGCCGGCACCGTTGCTGACCCAGGAGAGGACGCCGCCGGTCGTGGAGGCGAGAACGTGGCCGCTGGCGGCGGGGTACGTCGAGGGGAGCGTGTAGCCCGTGGTCGAGGAGAGGTTGGCCGGGGCGGTGAAGCCCACGTAATCGGAGCCGTTGACGCTCTGCTCGTAGAAGCGGACCGAGCCCTGGTTGGTGAAGTAAGCCTGGCCGAGGCTCATCGCCTGGGTGCCGCTGTCGTAGGCGATGCCGGCGGTGTAGCCGAGCTGACCGGAGTTGCTGGACCAGACGAGGTTGTTCGCCGAGGGCAGCGCGGCCGGGAGGGTAAGCGCAAAGTTGGCGGCGATCACGCTGGGGGCGCCCAGGCTCACGTAGTTGGAGTCGTTGGCGTCGCCGAACTGCAGCGTGTTGCTGTTGCGGATGTGGACCGTGCCGTCGATGTCGAGCTCGGTGTTCGGCGAGATCGTCCGCACGCCGACGCGGTTCGAGGTGGCGTCGACGAAGAAGGTATTGGTGTCTACGACGAAGTTGCCGCCCGCGGTCAGCGTCCCGTTGACCGTGAACGCGCCGGACTTGGTCTGGGTCGCGGCGGTGGTGTTGACCAGGTTCTGGGTCAGGTTCGCGAACGTGATCTTTCGCGTGTTCGTGTCGGCGTCGTTGATGATGAGTACGTCATCATCCGTGGGCGCCGTGATTGCGGTTAATTGAGAGATGCGTACAGTCGCCATCAGCGTGCGGATGCCTCTATTTGTGGGGGTTTTACCCGGCGGGCGGGCCCTGTTTCCAATGCTTTAGCGCCGACGGGGCGGGCCCGGCGACGCGAGTTCTTACCCGTGCTCGGCGACGATCGCCCGCAGGTACTTGAGCAGCTCGTCGGCCCTGGCGATCTCCCGCTCGTCCTCGAGCAGGCCCTCGACGTGCGCGAGCAGCAGCTCGAGGTCCTGGTCGGGCAGGTTCCCTAGCGCCTGGAGCACCTCCTCGCCGATCATGGCGCGGGCCTCGTCGATCTCGTAGATGAACTCCTTCGGGCGCCACTCGTCGGGTGTGTGGTCGTAGGAGGAGTGGATCTCCTGCCAAGACTCCTCGCACATGAGCACCTGCTGGTGCGTCAGGCCGAGCTCCTCGCCGATCTCGTCGTAGGTCGAGCCGTCGACGAGCATCTGCCGCACCTCCGCCCGGATCGGCATGATCCAGCGCGGGACGCGGACCATGCGGCTGTGGTCGCGGAGCGCGTGCTGGATGTAGCCGCGCGCGGTGTTCCACGCGAACGTGCTGAACTTCCAGCCCAGCGACGGGTCGAACCGGGTCGCGGCCACGCACAGGGCGAAGTAGGCCACGGACTCGAGATCCTGCCGCGAGAAGCAGCCGGTGTAGCCGCCGGTCATCGCCTTCGCGCTGTGGGCCAGGCGGCCCGCGATCCAGCGGTGCTCCTCGACCAGCCTCTGCTGCTCGGCGGTCAGCGGCGGGTACTTCTTGCGCCGGTCCTTCCGACGGTCTGGCAGGGAGTCGCCAGGCTGCAGGCCCATGCGCCTGTTCAGCGGCTTCCAGCCCCTACCCCTCACAGGCTTTGCACTCATTCTCGCCGCCGGAGCCGTTGTCAGCATGAAATCTCTGCATGTAGTCGGTGTAGCCGCCCACGTGCTCGCCGTCGACCCACACCTGGGGGACGGTCTTGTAAGGGAACTCCTCGACCACGGACCTGTCGATCTCGTGGTAGGTGACGCCGTCTCTCTTGAGTTGCGCCTTGAGCTTCTTGCAGTAGGGACAGTCGTCACGGGTGATTATCTTCGCCCGGGGCGCGGACGAATCTTTCTTGGCCACGAGCGACGTGCTCCGGAGGTAGTACAGCGACTTGACACCGTTCTTCCACGCGGCCAGGTGCAGCCTGACCAGCTCCTCGGCCGGGATCTCCGGGTCGACGAACAGGTTGAGCGACTGGGCCTGGCACACGTACGGCGTCCGGTCCGCGGCCTGCTTCACGATCTCGAACTGGTCGATCTCGCGGGCGGTGCGGAACACCTCCTTCTCCTCGGCGGTCAGGCAGTCGAGCTTCTGGACGGAGCCCTTCTCCTCGAGGATGTGATCCCAGACGGTCTCCTTGATGCCCTTCCTGCAGAAGATCTCCTCGAGCATCGGGTTCTTGCGGACGAACGTGCCCTTGGCCTGCTTGGCCACGAAGTAGTTCGCGTCGATCGGCTCGATGCCCTGTGAAAACGCGCCGCTGATCACGGAGTTCGTGCGCGTCGGGGCCACCGCGAGCAGGTGGGTGTGGCGCATGCCGGACCCGGCGCACCACTCGGGCTCGCCGAAGTCCCTGGCCAGCTGCTGGCTGGCTTTGACCGCCTCCTCCTTGATGAAGCGGTGGACCTCGACGTTGAGCTCACGGGCGCCGTCGGAGGCGAAGGGCAGACCACGCCGCTGGTAGAGCAAGTGCAAGCCCATCGTGCCCAGGCCAAGTGCCCTGGACTTCTTGGCGAACCGGACGGACCGGCCCATGCTCCTGATGCGGCCCGCCTTGTGGATGAAGTCCCCGACGACCGCGTCGAGGAAGTAGATCGAAAGTTGCGGCACGCTGAGAGAGGACGTACCACGCCATTCCCGCCATTCGTCGTACTTCGCCAGGTTGAGTGAGGACAGGACGCACACGAAGGTGTGGTCGTCGTCGGTGTGCAGCGTGATCTCGCTGCAGAGGTTGGACGTCGAAACCTCGAGCCCCCGCTGCTTGTAGCAGTCGGGGTTCTGCCGGTTGACGTTGTCGATGTAGACGATGTACGGCGAACCGCTGATCAGGCGGGTCTTCAGGACCTCGCTGAAGAGCTCCTGCTTCCCCTCGTCGCCGGCGAGCATGGACTCGATCCACTCGTCGGTGACCGTCAGGCCGATGTTCGAGTCGATGAAGCGCCGCGGGTCGCCCTTCGAGTGGTCCTTGGCCTGCAACAGCTCGGGGACGTCGGGGTGGTCTATCGGGAGGTAGATCGCGAATGAGCCACGCCGAACGCCACCCTGAGAGACAACACGCGACGCAAGATCGTACTGCTGTGCCCAGGGGACAACGCCCGTCGACTTCCCTCCGGAGCTGATGGGGCTGCCACTAGGGCGAACGTCGCCAAGATAGACGCCCACACCGCCCCCATTCTTCGAGAGCTGGGCCACCTCCTTGAGGTGCGAGTAGATGGAGTTGACACTATCCCCGAGGTGGACCGAATAGCAGGAAATGGGCAGGCCGCGGTTCGTGCCGAAGTTCGACGCCACAGGCGTCGCGGGGCCGAGCCAGCCTCGCCAGAAGATCTCGAAGAAGTCGGCCTCAAGGTCGGGGCGGTCGAGGATCTTGGCGGCGTAGGACGCGAGCCTGCGGTGCATGCCGCGCGGCGTTTCGCCCTGGTAGAGGTAGCCTCGCGAGAGGGTCTCGAGGCCCTCCTCGTTCAGCCATTCGGGAACCTGCGCCTCGATCACGCCAGCTCCAGATCCAGTGTCTTCCAATTGACTCGCTCGAACGCTTGTGATGGTTTTGCTACGTACATGCTGCCCTCCTTCTGGAGGGCGAAGAAATCGTTGGACACCTGCCCCTTCAGAACCGGCTCGAACCAGCGGCGGATGCTGTCCGCCTTAGCTCGGTCGTATTCGAAGGAGTGGTCAACGCCCAGCAGGCGAAGGCGGTCATTAGCCCTGTGGCGAAGATAATGCCAAAGGTCTTCCCGATGGATACATTTGAGCTGGTACCCGTTGAAGATCTTCTTGAGGAAGGCGTCCTCGTTAGCGAGGACCGCCTCAAATCCTGCCACGACGGCGGCCTTCTGCTCCGCGGTGACCCGGCCCTCGCGGTCGAGCTCGCGGAAGAGGGAGCACCCGCCGTCGGAGTGCTGCTGCTCGTCGAGGGCCGACCACGAGATGATCTGCGCGACACCCTTGAACCTCCCGTCGAGATTGAACGATAGAAGCGCCGCGAACGACGAGAACAGGCTGACGCCCTCGCCGGCGCCGCTGAACACGCCCAGCGAGACGATGGGGTCGGCCTGGTTGACGAAGTAGTCGATCTTCGCCCTCGCGGCGGGGTCGCCGAGGAAGGCCTCGAACTCGTCGAGCCCGAGGGTGTCGGACAGGTGCGAGTAGGCGGCGGCGTGGACGGCCTCGCTAGAGCTGAAGGCCCGCGCCATCGCGTGGACCTCGTGCTTCGGGAACAGCCTCGTGATGACGTCGCCCCAGTAGCAGGCGACGTGCAGCTCGAGCTGCGTGAAGCCGCGGAGGATGCCGCCGATGACGGCCTTCTCCTCGGGCGTGGCCTCCTGCCAGTCGTAGACGTCGTGCGCCATGGAGACCTCCTCGGGCCTCCACACGGACGCTATGGCCTTCTGGAAGCGCTCGTAGTACTCGGGGTACTCGAACGAGCCGTTCAACTTGTACGGGTCGCGGTGGTCCGTGATAGACATCGGGAGAATAGTTCTTCATCCCACCAGGAGGGCTTGGCCTCCGGGCGGCGTTTCCACTCTGCGTAGTGCTTGTGCCCATTTACGTAACGACGGTACGCAGTCACGTCGTCGATGGCGCGGTCGAACTTTAACTCCTCCGGCATCGCCCGCGCGAAGGTCTGCACCTCGCGCCACGCCGAGAGGGCGAGGCCCGTGTTCGTCTCGAATAGTCGCCTCGCGTCGGTCAGGCCGACGAAGCACGCGTGGAGCTTCCCGTAGCGTCGGAGGTACTCGCCGCAGAGGGCGAGGCCGTGAGTTATCATCCACGCCGCGTTCTCGGGCCGCTCGCGCCCCCACACCGTGCTCGGGTGGTTGCGGAAGCCCTTGTGGCCGTACGGCAGGCCGTCCTTCCGGCGGAGCTGCCCCCAGTCGAGATAGAGAGGCCCCATGTTGACGGCCAGCATCTGGCACGTCTCCAGGGGCATCTTGACCACAAGCTTGGAGGGCAGGCACTCTGCCGCCCTGACCGGGTCGCGATCGACTACGAAGAGGTTCATCGCTTGTTGTTTTGCGAGTCTTTGGTATGTTGCGCCAGCGGCCGGCCGGCGAGTCTAGTACGACGGTTCGTTGGTGTTTCCGAGGTTGATCCGCCGGATCTTGTCGGTGGGCAGCCAGACGTGGTCGCTGTCGGGCCCGAGCTCGCATCTGACGAACCAGTGCGTGGGCGAGGTGTACGAGTCGACGACCGTGCACGACACCCACTCCTCCGAGCCGCCCACGTCCCGCAGGCACTCGTAGTTCATCGGCCTTGGCCGCGGTAGCGCTTCTTCCTCCCGTTGCGGGACGTCGCGCTAAGCTTGGTGTTGTGCGAGCTGCCCAGGCAGGTTTTCTTGGGTTTGCTCTCGATCAGCCTCGCCCCCGTCGGGGACTTCGACTTTACCGCCATGCTTCTCCAGTGTGTTCAAGTGGTCTGTCAGGAGCGCGACGAACGCCTCGTTGAAGCGCGCCCTGAGTTCGTCGGTGGAATTGTAGTGGGCGAGCCACGCGGCGCACTCGGTGCCGTCGGGCGCGGAGAGCGTCCACTCGCCGTCCGGCGAGTCGGTGTCGACCGCGAGGTCGCCCATCGCGTCGGCCGGGGGCCACCAGATGCCGTAGAGCTCGTCCACGCCGGTCACCACACGCCGGGGATGATCTGGCCTGTCAGCAGGTAGGCGCCCATCGCGGCCACGATGCTGATCATGGCCAGGCGGCCGTTGAGTTTCTCGCTGTTCTCGTTGAAGCCCATCAGTAGATACCGAAGAAGAGTTTGCCGGTGATCGCGTAGGAGATCGCCCCGGCGACGATGCCCATCATGGCCCAGCGCCCGTTGGTGCGCTCCTTGACCTCGTTGGGGGTCAGCATGCCGTAGTTCTCGTAGTACATCGTGGGCTCCTTCGCCCACATGTTCTGCTGCCCGCGGTCGTTGGTCGTTACTGTCATCTGGTGTGAGACGTGGGTACTTCGATTGTGCGTTACAAAACTTAACGCGAATTCAAAGGGAGCCCGGAGGCTCCCTAATCGCGGCGCTAGGCCTCAGGCTTCCGCCTTGGACTCGCTGATCTCGGCCCTGCGGGCCTTGGCCAGCTTGCCGAGCTCCAGGAGAGCCTTGCGGGCCCTGGTGCCGGCCGCCTTGTTACCCTTGTCGGTGAACTTCCCGTCCTCCGCCCGCCACTGCTCGAAAGCCTCGACGATCTGCTCGGTGGTGGTCATCAGAACTTGAAGCCGAGGCCGGTGGTGAATACTGGGCTGTAGGCGGTGCCCTGGACGCCCGCGTTGGTGGTGGGGAACTTCAGGTCCGCGAAACCCACGAGGGAGTTGGTGATGCGGCCCTCGGCGCCGAGGACGAACACCGCCTGGCCGCGGTCGCCGATGGCCGATTGCTCGTTGGCCTGCGAGCCGTTCACGAAGGGCACCTGGTAGCCGACGCCGCCGTAGATGTTGGCGGAGCTCACGCCGCCCTTCTTGGCGATGCTGCGGTCGTAGGAGACGAGCGCGCCGCCGGCGGTGCCGATGTTGCCGTTGGGGCCGGCCGCGGCGTTCAGGTAGGGGCGGATCGAGACGTCGCCGCCGAGCTTGCTGGCCACCTTGTAGCGGGCCTGCAGGGTGCCGCCGGAGATGGTGCGGCCGGCGCCGTAGCCGCCGCCGTCCACGCCCTGCTTGTTCAGGGCGACGCCGAGGCCGAGGTAGTTGCCCACGCCGTTGTTCTTGGCGTCGATGCCGGCCTGGATGGCGTTCACCTTAGCCGCGGTGCCGTCCCACTTGGCGGCCTGTGCCTTCAGGGCCGCGGCGAGCTGGGCGTCCTTGGCGTCCTGGAACTCGGAGATGCGGTCGACGCAGGCGTTCACCAGGGCGGCGAGCTGCGCGCGGGTCGCGGGCTGGCCGGGTTGGAAGGTGCCGTTGGGGAAGCCGGCGACGCAGCCGTAGCGGCTCACCAGGTTGCTCACGGCCTGGTAGGACCACTCGGTGGGCTGGACGTCGCTCAGCTGGCCGACGCTGGTCACCTGGGCCATCGCGGGCGCGGTCAGGGTCGCGGCGGCCAGGGCGGCGGTTGCGATTGCTTTCATGAAGTTCTGTGTTTTGACTGGTCGAGATCCGCTTGGATCTTCACTATTCTGTAGCGATTCTGGCCGCGTAGACTCGTCGGCGTGCCGGTTCACGTGTCGGCGCGGCGCATCGTGTACCTGTTCTGGCCGATCTGCCTTCCGTCCTCGCGGAAGTGGAAGACGTGCCTGAGCCCGCTCTCGTTCCAGATGGCCTCGTACCGGCCGCCGTCGCACCACGCCATGCCCTCGAACTCGGCGCCGTCGGAGAGGCGCGTGAGGATCACCTGCACGATCGACGACATCAGCCCGCGGCCTCCATCAGCTTGCGGCGCAGTTCGCCCTTCGTGTTCTGGCCCTGCACAGCCCCGACGATGCGCCCGTCCTCACCCTCGATCACGTAGATCGGGATGTCGACGGTGCCGTCCGGCGCGACGAGGGTCGCGCGGATGTAGTCGCGGATGTCGGAGTACTCGGACAGGAAGTCGTAGTTGATCACGCCGAAGCCCCACTCGAACTCGGCTGCGAGCGCCGCGTCGAACGTGGCCATCTGCGCGCAGATGGGGCAGTCGTGGTCGGAGATCTTCCAGACCCTCATACGTACATCTCCAGCTCGGGGAAGCGCTCGGCGGCCTTCTTCTTGAAGGCGTAAACGTGCGCGTTGACGGCGTACTTGGTCATGCCGTACTTCTGCGCCGCCTCGCAGTTGCGCAGCTCGGCGTTGCCGAACAGGCCGAAGCGGTCGGCGACGACCTTCGCGCGCTTGGTGTGCAGGCCGCCGCAGCACTCGGCGACGACGACGCGGACGAACTCGGTCGGCATGTCCATCTTCACCTCGATCTCCTGCGTGGGGTCCTCCACGTTGTAGGCGCGGGGGCAGTCCTCGAGGGAGTAGGGGTACTTCGGCTGGTGGCGGTCAGAGCGGCCGCAGGACGTGATCGCGCCGCGGACGTGGTAGTAGGCCCACGTCATGAACTTCGCGCCGCGGGTCGGGTCGTAGGACTTGATCGCGCTGATCAGCCCGATGTAGCCCTCCTGCGTGAGGTCGTCGTGCGTGTGGGAGGTCGCGGTGAAGGCGTACTTCCACGCGAGCTTGTGCACGAGGCGCTCGTACTTCTTGAGGATCTGGCGCTCGGCCCGGCGGTCCCCGGCCTGGGCGTCGGCGATGATCTCGTTCTCGGGCTTGTCGGGCATGGTTTGTTTCGTCATACAGACATCATAACCCGCCCGGAGCTGGTCCGTGGCGGGCCGCGTGACGGTTCGCCTTCCGGCTCAGTCGATCGGCTGCAGGTCCAGCTCGGACGTCATGAGGTTCATGAACTCGAACCGCTTCTGCCACGTGTCGCCGCCGGCCTCGTGCCGGGCGTGGTTGATGCAGGTCGCGTCGCCCCAGTTCTGGCAGACCAGGCCGGCCAGGTCTTTCGGGTCGCCCGGTTTGCCGGTGGCCCAGTACAGCCTGCCGCCCAGGAATTTAGCCCCGCACTTGGGGCAGATGCGGCTGAGGCCCTCCTCATCGCTCATCGTCGGTCTCCTCGTGATGGATGATCTCGATACCGGCCTCCAGCATGAGGTCCCTGGCCCTGTAGAAGCTATCGTGCCATCTCTTGGGAGCCGATTCTACCGACGGACACACAATCCTCCTGATCCCGCCCTGTATGATCGCCGCCGCGCAGTTGACGCACGGGTGGAATGTGGCGTACAGGGTGGATCCCTCCGTCTTAGCTCCGTTTTTAGCCGCGTTAAGCAGCGCGTTCACCTCCGCGTGGACGGTGTAGGCGAGTTTTACCTCCCGATCCGCATAGCGTTCCGGATTGTCGTCAATCCCCGACGGAAACCCATTATAGCCGGTAGCGAGGATTTTCCTATCATTAACTAACACCGCCCCGACTGTCGTCCCCGGATCCTTGCTCCAGGACGAGACGAGCACCGCCACGTCGAAAAACCGCAGGTCCCACTGGGTCAGAGACATACCGGAAGTCCCATGTCCTTGAGCCCGACTTCGTCCTCGAGCATGAGGACGAACTGGTTGAGCATAGCGCGCTCGGACTCGTACACCTCATCGAAGTACTCGCCGAGATCGCGGAAGGCGTCCCACGCGGAGAGCAGAAACGCCTCACCGTACTCGACGCGGACGAAGCTCTCGATGAGGCAGCCCTCGCCGCTGCCGCGCAGCAGGCCGGTCATCGCCTCGAACCCGTAGTCGCAGGTCTTAGTCATAGCCGCACACCTTGGTCATCACGTGCATCCCGTTGTCCGGCGCGAAGCCGCGCTGGACGTAAAAGCTCTCGGACTGCGGGGTGACGATCACCCGGATCATGTCCGGGCGCTCGGTGGCCTCGGCCAGCTCGAGCATCATCGTCCCGTAGCCGTTGCCCCTGTGGTCGGGGGCGACCCAGAGGCCGGTCACGACCAGCTCGCCGTCGCGCGAGTAGTACTCGACGAAGCCGACGGGCCGCCTGTACCTGTCCTCCCCGACGATGAGCACGTAGCTCTCCATCGCGGACATCGTGGGCAGCAGGCGGTCCTCCGGGTACTTGATCTCCATCTCGAGGAGGTCCTCGTCGGTGGCGCGCCGGAGCTGCACGGTTATGCCCGGGGTCTTCCGATAGATCTTCATCAGTAGCGCTTGGGTAGTTTGGCGCTCTCGGAGATGTCCTCCAGGAACTCGGTCATGTCGATCAGGGTGTTGATCTTTACGATGAGCTCGGAGATGACGGCCGGGACGTGCGCCTTCTCGACGCGGGCCGACGCTGCCAGCGCCTCGCGCAGTTGCTTCTCGGCCTCACGCAGGGGCTCGAGCACGGGCTGTGAGATGGCCATGGTCAGCCCCGCTGCGCGGTCATCGCGCGGTAGCCGGAGTACATGCCCTCGGCGACGCGCTTGGCCTCCTGCTGGGAGGTGGCCTGGACGGCCACGCTGATGGTCCGCCCCTGGTTGATCAGCTTGACGATGAAAGTGTCCTGCATCAGTCGCGGTCGTAATTGTTATTGGCGAAGCCGGCCGACGCGCAGGCGCCGGCGAGCTCCTCGCTCGGGCTGGCGCTGACGGGCTCGTCGCCGTTGACGTTGTGGTCCTTGCGGGTCTGGTTGTAGGCCTGCTTCTCCGCGGCGACCTCGGCGAACTCCTCGCCGGTTACGCCGGCGTAGGCCAGGATGGCGCGGTGGAACAGCAGGATGTCGTACATCTCGGCCACGAACTCCCTCCGCAGCTCGGGGCCGTCGAGGTAGCTGCGCTCGCCGTTCTTCCAGCTGCGGCGCGGCACGTACACGCGGGCCTCGATGGCCTCCTCGATCAGGTGGCCGAAGTGCTCGATGACCTTGCGGTACCGGACCTCGTTCATGTCCGCGGCGTCGCCGCCGAACTGGTTCACCATGTCGACCATGGCGAAGTCCTTGGGGCCCATCTCGCCGATCCGCTCGGCGTACTTCTGCTGGGCGGAGAATCCGTCGTTGACGAACTCCACGTAGTCGAATGGCATCGTGGTTTTGTCTCTACTGGTTGATTGTACCGGGGCGCGGCGCCGGTGAGCTCACATCGGGATCTCGATCTCGTACGGCTCCTCGGCTAGCGCCGCGTCGTCCCATCCTACCACGGCGCGGGCCACGTTGAACGTGACGAGGCCGGGCCTAGCGCAGGTCGCGGCCGCGACGGCGTGGAGGAAGAGCTCGCACACGAGCACGTCGTGCGGGAGCTCCCTCACAACGTCGGAGCGCGAGAGAGTGACGACGAGGTCGAGTTCGGTCCCGCCGGCCCTGTGCTCCATTCTGAGCGTCTGCAGGGCCACGCAGTTCGGGAAGGCCGGCTCGTAGTGCACGAGGAACACGTCGTAGCTGGGCTCCTCGGTCCACGTCTGGTAGAGGAGGTCGGCCACCTCGCCGGCGGTCCCGAGCTCCGAATCGTGCGGCACGTCGAGCTCGCGGGCGTCCACCCTGAACGACACGTTGTCGAGTGAGATGCCGTCGCGGTCGGAGCGGCCCACCGCCTCCACCGAGCCCTTGATGCCGTCGATGATCGCGGTTGCGTCCTGCATGTTGCCTCGTTGGTTCGCGGTGTGACTTACCCCGCCTACTTCAGCGGGAGCCGGAGCGCCGGCACGTACTGGTTGTCGCTGACTCGCCGCACGCCGATGACGAAGCGGCCCGCGAAGGTCTCGCCCGGCTGCGGCACCTGGTACAGCCACTTGACGATCTGGTGCAGCGGGACGAGGTGGAACGAGTGCTCCTGCTCCTGCGTGCCCTCGACGAACAGCTTGCAGAGCAGCCTCGGGGTCCACATCTCGCACCAGGCCGTGACGTCCGCGCTGGTGCCGATCAGGCCGTAGAGGCCGGCCGGGTCGTCGGCCAGCGTGTAGCCCTCGGCCTCGAGCTCGGCGAGCAGTCGGGCCTGTTTGTCCTGCTCGTAGGCGTATGCGTCCATTGTTTCGCGGTCTTCAACGGTCCCCCGCGAGGGGGATTCCGTTGAGCTTACCCGCGGCCCAGTCGGTGTCGATGCTGTCATTTCTTCAGTCCATGTCCGGGCGCAGTTCCTCGGCCCGGTCGGGCGAGTAGTTGGGGTTCGACAGCCAGTCGCGGGTCGGGGCGATGCTGCGGTCGCAGAGGCGCTCGCGCTGGGCCTCCGAGAGGGCGTCGCGCAGGGCGCGGGCCTCCTCCGTGATCTCGCCGAGGGCGTAGCGGCAGGTGTTCCAGTCCTCGATCACGTAGCTGATGCCGGTCGAGATCTTGAAGCCGTCGCGCATGACCAGCTTGCCCATGACCTCCTTGACCATCTCCGCCGGCGTCTTTCCGCCGTAGTGCTGCGAGTTGGTGTAGGTGTCGATCGCGAGCTGCACCGACTCCCACCGGATCTCGCGGAGGCCCTGGTAGTAGTGGGTCGACGGCCGCCCGGCCTCCTCCCACTTCGCCTTCATGGCGCTCATGAGCTTCTTGCCGCTCTTGTCGATGCCGATGAACAGGAAGTCCGCGAGGTGCCTCGAGAGCACGTCCGGCGTGAGCTCGGGCATCGTGTAGGAGCCGTCGCCGGTGCGGATGGCCGCGCAGATCGCCATCGCGTTGACGAGCGCCTGCGAGGTGTCGGCCTTGAAGCGGATGCGCTGGCGGGTCGTCCAGTAGCGCACCTCGACCTGCAGCCGGTTGACCGTCGGGTCCTCGGTGTCGTTTATGATCTCCCAGAAGCGATCAGTCGCAAGGCGAAGGCACCAAAGATACAGAGCGTCAGCAGAGACGCCGAGCTTGTCAGCCAGGAAGGGGATGTGAGCACGAGGGCGCAGGTCAGGAGTGCCGTCAGAAGCAGTGCCCGCCAGAAATTTGCGATTCTTGAGCACCTCATACTCGCGGTACGTTGAGAGGATCTTGATGCGGTCGATGATGCCGGGGTCTAGGTCGTACGCGAAGTGCGCGTCCCAGTCGTTCGAGTTGACGATCAGCACGCACTGCGGCCAGATCTGCTCGGCGTTCTGGAACTTCTCCTCGGTCTGGAACAGGCCGTTGGTGATGAGGATCTTCGTCTCCTCGGCGGCCAGGAACTGCTTGAGCGACTTCATGGCCGTGTCGTCCTTGTAGGCGACGTTGGCCAGCGCCGCGGCCTTCAGGCCGAACCGGTCCTCGGTGGACTTGAACGTGTGGGTGCTGAAGCCGCACTTGGACAGGGCCGCGGTGAGCCCGTTGAAGATCGTCGACTTGCCGAGGCCGGCGTCCTTGCCGACGATGACCGCCGCCATCCGGGCGGTGTGGTCGATCGGCTTGGGAAAGTTCGGCGGCAGGTGGTTGGCCCGGCCGACGCCCACGCGCCCGAGGATCATCTTCAGCATCTCGACCTCCGCCTCGGGGAAGATGGTGAAGACGTCCCGCAGCGTCACCGCGCGGAGCCGCTCGTCGAACCACTCCCTCGCGGGAACCCACACGCGGGGGTTGCGCACGAAGCCGAAGCCGCAGAGGCTGCCGTCCGGGTCGAACGTGTGGCCGTAGTCCAGCGTCTCGTGGATGTTGATGTTCTGCTGGATGCGCTTCATCGCCAGCAGCCTGTCGGCGAAGTTGCCGAGGTCGGTCTCGCCGCCCTTGGGGCGGAACATCGGCGTCCAGAAGTCGCGGACCTCGGTCTCGGCCGACTCGAACGCGCGCTCGATCCGCTGGAAGTCCTCGAGCGTCGAGATGTCCTGCAGCGGCTGGAAGCTGGCCGGGTAGTTGACGCCGGCGATCTGCGTCGGCGCCGCGGGCCGCAGGATCCGGTGCTTGATGTGGTCGCCCGTCTCGCACAGCTCGATGTGGAAGTTGAACGTGCGCAGGTGCTCGACGCCCTTGTTGTAGAGCTCGGATAGGTTGGCCGGGGCCTTCTTCTCGTCGCCGGCCTCGTCCTTCTTGGTCGAGAACTTGCGCGCCTTGGCCGTCTTCCGGATGTTGTCGCTCTGCGGGTCGGTGAACGACTTCCCGCTGAACCTGTCCGTCATCAGTTGTCCTTCGTGTTGGTTGTTTCGTTGTTATTATGGCGCCGGTTGAGCCGCGACATCCTCCGCCTCATGAGGAAGCCGTCCAGCGCCAGCCTCGGCCAGAGCCTGGCCATCATCAGCCTCTGGGAGAGCCACAGTTTGAGCAGCCTCGGCGCCAGGGCCACCAGCTGGAGCAGGTTGGCGGCGTCCTCCGGGTAGAGGACGGCAAACGAGGCGATGATGAGCGCCGCCACGTACCACGCGTTGAACACGGCTAGCGCCCCCTGAGGAACGAGATGAACTCGCCGTGATCGCGCGCTACGGCCCTGTCGAGCTCTCTCACGACGCTCTTTCTCGAGCGCTCGCGCTCGGCGTGGGCCGCTATCCCCCGCAGATCCAGGTACCGCCGCGCGGCGCCCCGGTCGCATAGGCCGAGCCCAAGCGCCACCGGGCACCAGTTGATCTCGGAGAAGACCATCAGGTTGGCCCTGAAGTGGTACTTGTTGACGACGTCCGACGAGAGCTTCTCGGCCATGTCGGACAGCCACTCGGGCGTCGTGTCGGCTATGTGCCGCCAGAACGGCGAGTCGCGGCGGCGCGTGTGGTAGTGGAACCTGATGAAGTCGCACGTGTCCGCCCAGACCGCCGCGAAGTGCCTGTTATAGTTGTCGCGGTCGTACTTGAGGTTGCGCAGCGTGTACCTGGCGCAGAAGTGGTCGAGCTGCATCGTGGTGATGTGGATGCTCGTCGACTCCAGCGGCTCGACGAATCCCGCGGCGAGCCCCACGGCCAGGCAGTTGCCGGACCATGGGCGCTCGTAGTATCCGCAGCCGAACTCGATCAGCCTGTCCGAGGTCAGGCCGACGCCGTGGTTGCGCTCTAGCCAGCCGGAGAAGTCGGCCCTGGCCTCGTCGTCGCTCGTGAACTTGGAGGAGTACACGTAACCCGTGCCGTACCTGTGCTGCAGCGGGACCTGCCAGATCCACCCGTGCCTGGTCGCCTCGGCCAGCGTGTACGGCTCGTACGTGCTCTTGGAGTGCGGCACCGGGTTCGGGATCGCCCGGTCGACGGGCAGGTAGTCCGATCTGTCGGCCCACCCGCCGTCCAGCCGGCCGATCAGGGTCCTCGCCAGGCCGGACGCGTCCAGGAAGAAGTCGGCGGTCACGATCGACCCGTCCGCCAGGCGCAGGCTCTTGATCTCCCCTCCCTCGACTGAGACGTGCTCGACGACCCCGTCGATCACCCGGATCGAGTCCCCCATCCACCGCTCGACGAAGCGGCTGAACTCCTGGGAGTCAAGGTGCGCGGCGAAGTTGGCGTCCTTGTAGCAGGAGTGCGGCACCATGTTCTCCTCGGCCACCCGCCAGTCCTGAAATGTCAGGCCCTCGTCTGACCCGGCGGCGACCTCGGACGCGAACTCCGACGACATGTCGTCGTAACGCCCCTCGCCCTGCAGGAAGTTGTGATAGTAGGAGGCGCCGTCCCCGAGCCAGTCCTTGAATCTGATCCCGAGCTTCACCGTGGAGCTGGTGCCCTTCACCAGGTCCTCGAACGTCAGCCCGACGCGCTGGAGGAAATGGAAGATGTGGGGCGTGGTGCTCTCGCCCACGCCGATGCACGGCCTGTTGTGATCGTAGATCTGCGTGACCTCGACCGCGTCACCCCAGTACGACTTGATGTACGAGGCCGCTACGGCGCCGGCTGTCCCCGACCCGAGTATGACTATCCTGTGCGGCATTGCTTGGAAAAAGAAAAGAGGGGCGCGCGGCCCCTCGGTGTCAGACTGTCCGGGATCAGAAGTCGATGTCGAACGAGCCGTCGTCTTGCTTGAAGGCGGTGCACTTGAGGCTCACCTTCGCGGTCTTGTAGCCGTTCCACTCGCCGTGGTCGAGCACGGCCAGGGTCGCGGGGTTGGTCTCGTCGATGATCGGCTCTGCGGCCAGCAGCTTCTTGAGCTGGGTGTTGGGCTTCACGATGGCGAAGCCGCTCACCTCGACCTCGGCGTCGCCCCACTCCTCGGTCGCCTCGTCCTTGACGCGGGTCGTGGCCACGAATGGCTCCTCGACCATGGCCTGGATCATGTAGTCGATGCCGTAGGAGGTCTCGCGGGACTTGTAGCCGGTCACGGTGTAGCTGCCGATGGGCAGCTCGCTGACCTTGATGATGTGCCCCTGCAGGCGCGGGCCGCTGCCCTCGCCGCGCTTGGTCGGGTCGCCGGCCACCGCGATCTGCTCGGCGATGGCGTCGGGGTTCTCGTCCAGCAGGACGTCGAGCACGTCAGGGCTGACGCCCGCCTCCCAGTCGGCCGCCTTCACGGGGAAGGGCATCGTGTAGAGGGTGCCGTCCTTGGCGATGCTCACGGAGAGCACGGTCTCGCCGTACTTGCCGATCTGCTCCTCCTTGAAGGCGAACTTCGCCTTCTTGTCGGCGGTCGGCGCGCCGATCTTGCCGTTGGTCACGGCCAGGGGGATGTCGTCGGTGCCCCAGCGGATGATCAGCCCCTTCTCCTCGGTGGAGAAGACGGTCGGGCTGTAGAGCCGCTTGAAGGTGCCGGCGGCGTCCGCGCGGACGGTGAACGTGCTGCCCTCCTCGGGGAGCTCGTTGCCGGTCAGTGCCTCGTGGATGACTTCCAGCTCCTCTTTGAGGGCCGCGGGCAGCGCGCGGTTCGGCACGTCCACGTAGGCCCGGTCGTACGACTTGGTCTCGAGGCGCGCGCGGTTGCGCTCGTCCAGCGCTACATTGATCTTGACGTTCTTCACGTTTGGTCTCTCGTGTAGAGCGCTCTACTTCCGGCCCTGTTGCCGGTGGCGCTCGAGACCATCATAGCGGCGGACCCCCACGGTGAGCCCGGTCAGGCGGCCCAGTACATCGACTGCCACGCGGACGTGGCCTGGAGGGAGTCGGCGATCTTCTTGACCTCGTCGACCGCCTTCTTGTCCATCATGTTCTCGGTGCCGATGAACTCGCGCGTGCACTCGACGCTCACGCGGACCTGGCCGTCGTCGCCCTGGGTGTAGGTCACCTGCTCGACCACCCAGTCCTCGACGTAGAGGCACGGGAAGGTGAGCGACGGCACGGCGATGAAGTCCCTCGGCTTGATGCCGACGACGTACGGGACCATGAAGAAGTCGGCGCTCGCCTTGATGTTGCCGATCTGGTCCTTCTTCGAGCGCGCCTCCTTCTCGACCCCGGCCGTCTTCTTCGTGCCCTTCTGCGCCGGCGTCTTGCCGGTGGCGTTGCCCGTGGTGCCCTGCTTGTTGGTGCCCTCGGTCTTCTTCTTCGCCGCCTCGGTCTTGGTGTCGAGGATGTCCTTGCTGTCGGAGTCGAACGACGTCGGCTCCTTGAACGACTTGCCGATGTCGAAGCCCGAGATGCTCGTCGTGAACTTCATCTCGCGGGCGAACGTCTCGACGAGGTTCGGCCCGAGGATGTAGCACTTGCGCTCGGCCGGCTTGGGCGCCCCGGCCTTCCCGAGCACGATCGGCGCGTCCTTCTTCTTGTCCGGGTCGTAGTTCGGCGAGTAGCTCAGGACGATCGGGCCGCCCTCCATGACCGCGTCGCCGTTCGAGATCACGAAGCCCATCGCCCTCGCCAGCCCCTCGATGATCTGCATCGGGGTCTGCTGGATGACGTTGAGCTGCACCTCGATCTTGCCCGCGTCGTCCTTCAGCTGGCCGGCGAACTCGATCTTGATGTCCTTGCCCGCGTCGCCGATCTTCTTCTTGAGGAAGTCCGGGAAGGCGGTCAGCGTGGTCTTCTCCTTCTCGGTCATCGTGAAGGAGATGCGGTTGTCGGTCCACGCGCCCTTGGTGGCGACCGTGAGGAACACCCTCGCCGACGTGTCGATGCCGGTGGAGAAGGTCAGGCCGGTGAAGAAGAACTTCATCTTGAACTCCTCGCCGCCCTGGTACCCGATGGTGACCGTGATCGGCTTGTCCTTGTCGGCCGTCACGCACTTCTGGAACGCGGCGAAGCCCGGCGGGTTGGGCGAGAAGGAGAACTCGCACGTGGGGACGCTCTCCTTCTCCGGGATGGAGATGGAGACGTTGTGGACGACGGGCTCGAGGCCGCTGCCGACGGGGTACTGCGTGAGGTCCGTGTCGCCCCACTTGACCCAGACGAACGGCTGGATCAGGAGGCCTGGCGTGATCGACATGTCTTATCCTGCGCGGCCGTCGACGGAGAGCGACGCCTTGTACATCTGGGTGAGGAACACCTCGGCGACCTGGTCGGCCACCGAGGCTATATTGCCCGTGTTGTCCACGACTGTGACCTCGACCCTGCTCACGTCGAAGCTCGAGCCGCCGTACCCGCCTGCGGCGGACGCGGCCCTGAGTGTCGACATGTCCATCTCGCGGTAGCCGTAGCCGCTGTACGCCGGGATGACCCTCTCGGAGGAGTTGGCGATGACGAGCGAAGAGCCGGGAGGCTTGTGCTTCATCTCTGTGGCGATGGCCTGGTAGAGCGGCATGGAGCGGCCCTTCCCATCATACTTAGGCTTGGCGGCAGGCGGCTTCGCCCCGGTCGCCTGACCGGCGCGGAGGCCGGACATGAAATTACTGATAAAGCCCCGCAGGAAGCTGGCGATCTGGCTCAGGCCGTTCGTGAAGCCCGCCTTTATGTTGGTCCACAGTGTTGCCCAGGACGCGGGGTTCCCGAGCCAGGCCGAGAAGCTCGCTATCGACGCCCTGATCGATGCCATCGCCTTGTTTGTTCCCTGCCCTATCTGTGGCCCCAGCGAGAAAAACCAGTTCTTCAAATTCGCAATCGCGACCTGCATCGAAGCGATCGACGAGCCGATCGCCATGCCCAGGTTGTACGGCAGGTTCTGGAACCACTTCTGGACGGGCAGCATCGCCACGTCGAGGTTGGTCAGGGTCTGCTGGATCTGCTGGGGCAGGGACGTCTGCGCGCCGGCGGGCGTGGCGCTGCCTGGCGTCGCGCTCCCGCGGATGTCCGCCATCCTGGGGGCGGCTGCGGCGGGCTTGGCGGTAGTGGGCGTGCCGGCGGGCTTGGTGGTAGTGGGTGCGCCGGCGGGCTTGGTCTCGTAGTACTTCTTGTGGCGCTCGAACGCCTTGCCGAACCTGCTGACCGCCTCGTTCGTCCGCTTCAGCGACGCCTGGTACTCCTTCTCGAGCTGGGCCTGCGCCTGCTTATCGCCGAACGGGTTCGCCTTGGCCAGCAACAGCCTCAAACCGATGATGCCGGTCTCCAGCCCGCGGAAGGCGACGAGGAGGACGTTGACGACCTGCTCGAGTAGCTGGAAGGCCGCGACGATCGGCGTGAGGACGATCTTGATCGCGATGATGGTCGCCGTAACGCCGTCCATGGCGTTGGTCGCGCCGCCGATAGACGGGAAGAACGCGCTGAAAGCCTGCCAGAGCGAGCTGAGGATCGACCCCAAGGTATCGCCGAGGCCCTGCAGCGTCGGGCCTAGCGTGTCGCCGATCGCGGAGAACACGTCGGTCAGCGGCCGCGTGAACACCTCCATCGTGCCGACCCAGCCCCCGATGGCCGCTCCGAGCGCGGTGCCGATACCGGGGAAGATGACGGTGCCGATGGCGGCGCCGATCGCGGAGCCGCCGGCGGCCCCGAGGCCCGCGGCCAGCGCGCCCGCGATGCCCTTGCCCTCGAATAGCGCGATGATGCCGGCCAGGACGCCGCCGAAGGCGAGCAGCTTCGGCCCGACCGCCTTGAGCCCGGCCATGAAGTTCTTGGCCGCCGCGCCGCCGAACAGGTTTATCGCCTTGCCGGTCGCCCCGCCCGCCTGCGCTAGGCCGGCCACCGAGCCGGCGGGTGCCTTCGTGGCGGCTGCGAGCAGGTTGCGCCCCTTCTCCATCCCTCGGCGGGCGAGGACCTGCGGGCGTCCCTTCATGCGCCCGGGCCCCATCATGCCCCCGGTGAGCGACGCGGCTGCCCCGCCCGGCATCGCCCTCACGGCCGCCATCGTCTGCAGGGCGGCCTGGGCCGCGAGCACGGCCTTCTGGAACGTGCCGAGGACACCCACGACCACGAGGAACTTGCCGAGCGGGCCGGCGTTCCACGCTGCCTGGATGCCCATCAGGATGCCCCTGCCGATGGCCGGGATGACCTTGTTGATGAGGACGTCGCCCGCCATGTTGAACAGCTTCTGCATCAGCCGCTCGATGATCTGGCCGATCTGGGCGGCCCGCTCGGGCGTGATGATCTTGCTGAAGCCGCGGCCGAAGGCGTCGATCAGCTTGCTGCCCGTCTTGCTCTCGATGCCACCGAGCATGTTGTCGATCGCCGTGAAGAGCGTGTCGACGGCCGCGCCGAGCGCTGCACCGATGGTCTCGACGATCGCGGCCACCATGTCGGAGTTGACGAGCGAGGTCAGCAGGCGCTTGGCCATCTCGGCCATGCCCTTTTCGCCGAACTTCTCGATCGCCTTCGGGTCAAAGTCGGTGAGCTCCTTGACGTTCTTTGCGTACTCCTTCTGGCTGATCTCGCCGAAGTCGAGCATCGCCTTGTTGAGGGCGCCGAGCGCGCCCCGGCCGCTGGCCTGCTCCTTCAGCAGGTTGGCCTGCCTCTCGAGCTTGGTCTTGATCTGCGGGTCGGTGGTCTTGGCCGCCGCGTCGAAGAAGCTATTCGCCTGATCCTCGAAGCCGTTGGTGTACGTGTTGAAGGCCAGGTAGAAGCGGTTGGAGACCTCCCTCAGCTCGCGGAACTGCTCGGCTATCTGCCTGAACGGGTCGAAGATCTGGGGCAGCACCCCGAGCAGCTCGAGGATCGGCACGGCGAAGTTCGCCAGCGTCTCCTTCATGATCTTGAAGAGGGACGTGTTCTCCTGCACGGCCTGGCTGACCAGCGGGACTACCTTGCCCTGTGCGTTCAGGTACCGGCCGAACTGGTCGACCTTCGGCACCGTCACGTCGAGCTCGCGAGACAGGCCGAACAGGCCGGTGTCTGGGTCGAGAAACGCGGAGCGGGTCGCCTCGATCAGTCCGCTGACCGACCGGCGCATCTTGTTAACGACCTCCTGCGGCAGCGCGTTGTCCAGCGCCTTCATCACCGCCTTGAAGCGCTCGGCGGTGCCGGCGGCGCTCGCGTTGATCTCCTTCTCCGCGTCCTGCAGCATGTTGGCCAGGAGCGGGTTGCTCCTGAGCTGCGCGTAGCGGGCCTGCATCGCCGAGATGCTGACGGACTCGCGCGTGACGAGCTGCTCCATGAGCATCGTCAGCGGCATGCCGCCCGTCTGGCCCTGGCCCAGCAGCACCGTCTGCTCGGTGAAGCGCTGGAGGACCTTCGTGATCGCCTCCTCGGACGTCGCGCCCTCCTTGGCCCCGAGCTCGGTCGCGAACTTCTTGAAGGCCTCCTCGTTCTTGCCGAACGCGCCCATCACCGTGTCGGTCAGGCCCCTGGCCGCCCGCACATAGTCGTTCGTCGCGCCTGGCAGCGCCGCGGCGGACTTCGCGAGGGACCTGTTCAAGCCCTCCTGCATCGTCATCGCGTCCTCGAAGGACGAGAACAGCGGCGTCTTCGACTTCTTGTCGAGCGCGAACATGCCGCCGGCGGACTTGATGTCCTCCATCTCGTCGCCGACGCGCTCGGCGAACGCCCGCCCGAACATCTCGAACGGCTTCGACATCAGCTGCACGCCGGTCTGGAAGCCGGCGACGATGGCGCTCGTCATCACGCCGCCGATGGCGCTGCCGATCGCGATCTCGCCGATGCCGGCTCCGCCCCCGCCGCCGCCTCTGACCCTGGGGGCCGCGCCACCGCCACCGCCGCCGCGGGGCATCCTCGGCGCTGGCAGCGCCGTCGGCTTGATGGCTCGCTGCGCGCGTGAGACCTTGCCCATCTCGGAGCGGTACTGCTGCATCGCCCGGATGTTGGTCTCAAACCCGGTGCGCTGCGACTTGAGCCCGTCGCCGAGGCGCTGGGAGGCCATCGCCATGACGCCGAGGTCGCGGGCGATCGGGCGCAGCTTGCCCTGCATCTTCGTGAAGCTCTTCGTCAGCGCGTCGATCTCCCTCGACAGCCTGGCCAGCTTCGGCGTGATGTCGTCCTTAAACGACCCAACTAATCTGATCTCCTTGTCAGCCATTGCTCAGCGCCCCTACTGTCCTGTCGCGATGTTGGGGACGCCCCCCTGCCCCGGCAGCGCCGATGGCCTCGGGGCCGCCGCCGCCGGCTTGTTCGCCGCCGCGGCCGTGGCCGCCGTGCTGGAGCTAGCGGGATTTGGCGCCGCCGCGCCGGCCGCCGCCGCGTTCTGCGACGACGCGCTGTTCGCCGACGCGGCCTTCGCCGCGGACGACAGGCCGGCCCCGAGCGTGCTGCCGCTGGCCAGGTCGATCCCGCCGGCCACCTGGTACGACGGGACCTCGATCAGGTCCACGTCGACGAACGCCCTCGTGGCGTAGCCGGCCATGTCCCTCATCGCCTCCTTCACCTTCACGGAGGAGATGATGAACGTCCCGTACTCCTTCGTCGGGCCGCAGTACAGCTTCCAGCAGTACGGCGCGGTGTAGCCGTTCTGCAGGACCATGTTCATGGCCACCTCGAGCGCGGTCACGTTGCCCTCGACCATCTTGCCGTTGGAGAAGCCCTCGATCATCGCGTTGCCGAGGGAGAGCTTTCGTAGGCCGGTCGACCCGTAGGTGACGTACGGCGCGTTGGTGCCGTAGGTCTCCACGAGCCCGTTCTTCGAGTCCTTGGACCAGCTCACGTCCTGCGGCGGCGTGATGAAGTACCACTCCGTCGGGATGACCGACGAGAGGTCAGAGTTCTGGATGTCCTTCGCGGCGATGTTGCCCGGCCCGCCGCCGCCGCCGCCCGCCAGCGCGGCCGCGGCTCCCCCGGCGCCGCCGCCGAACAGCCCGGTCGCCGCCTTGGCGAACGCGAGGCCGGTCGCGACGTTCTGGACGATCGCGTTGCCGGTGATCGCCCCGGCCGCGGTGGCGACCGACGCCAGCGTCCCGAGGGTCCCGAGCTGCCCGCCGCCGGCGGCGGCCTGCTTGTCCTCGATCTTCGTCTCGGCGGACGCCGCGCCCTGGTCGGCTCTCAGCAGGTAGAAGACCAGGTCCTGCTCGCCGTACGCCCTGCCCATCTCGGCCGGGCCGGCCGCGAACTCCGTGTGGAGGGCGATCGGCTTAGTGCCGGTCGACCCGCCGCCGAGCAGGCCGTCGACGATCCCGCCGAGCGGGCCGAAGCTGACGCCGGTGAGGCTCGTGAGTGCTCCGGAGGCCACTGTCCCGAGGGACGAGCCGCTGGTCAGCGCGATCGCGGCGTTGAAGCCCGCGTTGGTCAGCGACTGCGAGCTCGAGTTGCTCAGGGCGGTCACCGCGCCGGCGCCGGCGCCCGCGATGCTCCCGACGTTACCCACGCCGAATGCGGACCCAGCGGCGTTCAGCGCGCTCTGCGAGGTCGAACTCGATAGGCCTGCCAGGAAGTTCGGCATTCTAGCAGAAGGAGTACGGGGGCGGTTCCAGCCCGATCTTCCTGAAGGCCGCCAGCGCCTTGTCCATGTGCTCGTGCATCACGTTCGGGGCCGGGTCGTTCACGGCCTCCACGAGCTTGGGGTAGTCCTCCAGCGCCTCCACCCGGTACTTGGGGTGGGGCTCGCAGAGGTCGAAGTACTCGAGCGGGGAGCCCGGCGGCAGGTTGTCGCCGAGGTCGCCCTGCTCCTGCTTGGCGTGCGCCAGGAAGCGCGGGTGCTTTATTTTTACTCCTAACTTCATCTCGGTGTGGAGCAGCACCTGGTCCTCGCCGGCCAGCCGCTCCTGGATCCGCTCCTTCGGCCCCGGGATGCGCGTGTTGGCCCAGTAGACCCGGTGCGACTCGTCGACGAGCATCGACCAGTCGCGGTCGATCGTGCTCAGGAGGACCTGCCGGTCGTGGCACACGCCGCGGGTGTCGCGCGAGATGCGGAAGATCGCGCCCGCCCAGTCGTCGGCCTCGAGCCCCTCCTCCTTGAAGCACGGGAAGTACCGCTGGCAGTACTCCCAGCCGGTCTCCACGACCTGGTAGAAGTTGTCGTCCTTCTCGCGGCGGTTGCCCTTGTAGCCCGTCGCCACGGTGGACACGTCGGTGCCCTTGCCCTCGCAGTACTCCTCCCAGACGATCTCCATGCGCTCGTCCTTGTTGATCTCGACGCCGCGCCAGTACGTCCCGTGGGCCTCATACCGCTTGTCGGACACGACAACGACGTTGTAGCCGTGGCGCGGGAGCATGTCCGGGCCGCGGTTCACCTTGATCGCCCACAGCGCCTTGGTGATCTTCTGGAGCATCTCCTCGGTGTAGAGGTGCTCGATGGATTGCAGGTAGCCGAACACGCCCCAGGCCGCGACCATGAAGTCGAAGACGACGAGGGGCGCCGGATCGGAGTCCAGCTTGAAGGACTCCTCTCGCAGCGCCATTGTATCTCTCTATACCCGCCTATCTTACGCGTCGGCGCCCCAGATAGATCCGGCGATCGTCGGGCAAGCCTGCGCGAACGCCGCCCTGATGGCGTCGGCCATCTCGATGTGCTCCCACTGCACGACGCCCTCCTCGCCGCGGACGTTGCAGTAGTGGATGAAAGAGCGCGGGTTGCCGGTGACGTAGAGGCGGGTGTACACCCCCTGCGGCAGCACGAACCTGGCCAGCTCCTTAGCGATCCCCTTGTCGATCAGCGACGTGTAGCAGGCGACGGCCGTCTCGTACGCCATGCGGAAGTCGTCGCGCATGGACTCGGTGAGCGCCTCGTCGTCGGAGTGGATGCTATTTTGCCTGTTCCTCTCGTCCTGAAGGCGCGCGGCCTGCGGCATGTAGAACATGTTGAGCATCGTGCACTCGAGCCCCTCAGTCACCTCGGCCATGGCGGTGTGGTCCTGGTACCGGCCGCTGAACTGCTGGAAGCAGAAGCTCCGGTGGCGCAGGGCCTGGACGGAGATGGCTAGCGGGGTGACGACCTCGACGGTCACCGCCCCCTGCTCGAAGACGCTCCAGTGCCCGTGCCTGGCGCAGTACCGGAGGAGTCCGGCGACGGATGGATTCTCCTGAGCCTTGCTTGATACACGTGCCACGTAAGCCACAGTCTCATCAAGGTTTGGAGTCGCGTTGACAAGCCGCACCTTTGTCGATCCGCGGACGATCCACTCGGAGTCATTCGTGATAGCTTCGTCGGTTACTTTAAGCATTGCGTGAGGATGAGCTCTCCGTCTCTGAATGTCAGTTCGTACTCGGGCCAGTCCGAGTGGTGTAGCCTGTCCCTGCACTTCGACCGCCAGTCCGACGGGTAGATGCAGATCGTGCGGGTCAGCCTGTGCGGCAGGACGCGACCGTGGTTGCCGTTGGGGACCGGGCGGAACGGCGGGAGCCACTCCCGGTTCTCCCTCGCGCGTCGGATGTCCTCCTCGCTCTCCTCCACGATGTCGTACGTGCCGGACTCGTCGAGGCGCCAAAGCCGCCCCGCCGGGTCCACCCAGTACGTGTCCATGCAGCAGTCGAGGTCCTTGCACTGGAAAACGTCGGCCGGCCCGACGCGGTCGTCGAGCGGCGCGGCGCACCTGACCCAGTCAAACATCCCCATCGCCGCCCTCCCGCCTCGGTTGAACAGGGAAGCGTCTGAGCGTGGCGAGCCACTCATAGGTCTCCTCGGAGATCTCGTGGAGTTCGGAGCCGCAGCCCCAGATGATGGCCTCGACCTGGCCGGGGACCTTCCGGATCTCCTCCATCAGGATCCCGATGGCGCGGTCGCGCCTGTCTGCGTATGACATGCTTTACTCGTGGTAGGTTCTCAGGAAGTCGATCAGGCGCGGCGACCGCTCGGCGGCCCGCGCCCAGCGATTATAGCGATCGGACGCGAAGGCCGAGCTCCTGCGGGCCAGGCTCTCGAAGTCCAGGCCGGTCCGCGTGCCCTCTAGCTCGAGGAACGGCCGCGGTAGGTGGTTGTGCCCCATGCCTGCGAAGACGCAGATCCCGCCGGCCGACTCGTTCCAGCGTCGCGAGAACAGCCTCGAGTCCGCGTAGCTCGAGAACGAGGCGCGGCCCAGATCGAGCCCGGCCGAGAGCCTCGTGCGCTCGGTCGCGTCGCGCCAGTACTCCGTGTCGTCCCTGGAGCTGAGCGCGTAGTGGAAGGAGACGAAGGCCGCGAACTCGTCGAACAGCTGCGAGACTCTCTGGTTGTACGCGTCGCGGTCCCACTGGTTGAACGATCTGCGCGCGAGCGTCTCGCCGAGCAGCAGCGCGAACTCGTGGATCGTCAGCAGCCCGTTGCTCTCCAGGGGCTCGATGAACCCAGCCGATAGCCCTATGGCGACCACATTCTTGACCCACGTTCGCTCGTGGATGCCGATCCTCATGCCGAGCTTGCGGAAGCTGAGGTCCTCAGGCCGCTCGATGCCTTTTGCGCGCAGATGATCTATGAACTCGGTGAGGGCCTGGTCATCAGAGACGTACCCGTCGCTGTACACATAACCCGACCCGATCCGGGACCACAGTGGCGTGTTCCACACCCAGCCGTTGCCGAGCGCGGTGCAGTCCGTGAATGGCTCCAATTGCGCGGCCTTGTCGGTGTACGGTAGTCTCGCGGCCCACGCCTTGTTGTTAGGGAGGATGCCCCGGTAGGACTTAAAGGGCTCGGACATCGCCCCACCGATCAGAAGGCTGCGCCAGCCGGTGCAATCAACATATAGGTCTGCGGCGATCTCCGAGCCGTCGTCCATGATCAGCGCATCGATGCCGTTCCCGCCGAGCCTGTGACCTTTTACAGTGCCCTCGATGCGCCTTACACCCTCGGGGACGCAGTGCTTCTGCCCGAGCCACGCGCCGAATCGCACGGCGTCGAAGTGGTAAGCTGCGTCCAGATTGTAGTCGTACGGCGCGAGGTCGCCGCCGCTCCCGCCGCTGATCCGGTTGCGCTCGGCGAGGGCCGTGGCCGGGAACATCGCCCTGGCGTAGGACGGGTTGCCACCAGCGCCGAGAGCGTCGGCCACGAACCAGTCGTTGGGCTCGTAGGTGCCGCGCTCGATCGCTGGCGTCCCGAACGGGTAGTGGAAGGAGCCGGTCCCGACCCCGTTGAAGTCCGTGAACCTGATGCTGAGCTTGAACGACGCGTCCGTTGCCGGGACGAATTCGCGCTCTTCGATGCCGACGTACCGCGCCCAGAGCTTGAACTGCCCCAGCGTGCTCTCGCCGACGCCGATCACAGGCACGTCGGGGCTCTCAACGACCGTAATCTCTACCGTTGGGCACGAACGCAGCAGCGTTGCCGCGGTCATCCAACCTGCGGACCCGCCGCCGACGATGACTATCCTCTTGAGTTCTGTCGTCATTTGCAGTCAATTTTGCGGACCCAGCCGCACTTCTTGCACCGGAGGTAGAACCGAGTGCACGTGGCCGCGGAGCAGCCACTCTAGGAGTCTCATCATGGCGTCAGAAGTCCAGGTCGAGTTCCTCGGGCGCCGGCTCGTCGCTGAAGTCGCCGGCCATCTTCTTGAGCAGCAGCAGCGTCGACGCGCAGTCCACGAGGGAGTCGTGCGCGCTGCCGTAGGCGAGTTTCGGGAGCCGCTGCCACTTCCAGTCCTTCTTGCTGCTCATCCACTCGCCGCACCACGCGGAGTAGGCCTCCATCGCGCAGGACGTCTCGAAGTCGGGGACCTCGAAGCCGTACTTGGTCAGCATGTGCGTGAGCAGGTGCACGTCGAACGCGGCGTTGTAGGCGACGACGTGGCGCCCCTGGATCAGCCCCGCGACGAGGTCGGCGACGACCTGGAACGGCGGGCAGTGCGCCACCATCCGCTGGTCGATGCCGTGGATCTTCGTCACCTCCAGCGGGATGGGCCGGTTTGGCTGGATCAGCATCGAGAGGACCGGGCGGCCCTCCGTGTTGATCATCGAGAGCTGGCAGATCTCGGTCTCGGGGTCCTTCGACAGGATGCCGGTCGTCTCGACGTCGACGATCAGCGTCCGCGGGTCGGCCAGCCTCTCCTTAGCCCAGGAGGCTTGCTGCCTCTTGACCTCCAGGAGGTCTTCCTCCGTCGGCCTCGTCTTCAATTTCATAGCGTTGTTTGATGCCTGGTTTGAATGCCTCGATCTGCTCCCTGTGCATGGGGAGGATCGAGAAGTCGTGCGACCCGAGCAGCCCTCGCTGCTTGGACTTGCCGCCGAGTCTGAAGTACGCGTACACCGAGCCGACGAAGGTGATCCGCCGGCCCTGCTTCGGCTCTATCCCGGTGCGTCTGATGTGCTTCTCGAGCACCCAGAGGTGGGACAGCTTGATCGATCTGCCCCTCGGGACAGGGGTTATGATCAGGTTCACCAGCAGGAGCGAGCGGAGGTCCGCGCGCTCGGCGTGGTCACGGAACTCTTTGACCCGGCCGCTGACCCTCACGAGTTGCGCCTCCAGGTGCTCGAGCTCCTGCCTGTAGTTCGGAGCGTACTTCCTGCTCCCCGGCGGTACGGGGGAGAAGTGGCTCACGGGTCCATCGTTCCTCGCTTTATACGCGACCATTATACGCCGCCGGCAGGGCCGGTAGAGACGCCATGATCGGAAAGGAGACCTTCGGCCTCAACAAGGGCGAGTTCTCGGACAAGCTGTCCCGCATCGTCAACCAGTACCGAGCGGGCTCCAAGATCATAGGGAAGCCGCGGGACTTCATCATCACGGCGTGCCGCCTCGCCGACCGGTTCTCGAAGGTGGCGAACGAGGAAGGCACCGAGGTCGTCGTCGAGAACTTCCCGTGCGGGCCCAGGAAGGTGCGGATGGTGGTGCTGCGCAGGCAGGACGGGTTCAAGCAGCCCGTCCCGAAGAACCAGCTCGTGGACCAGCTGTACCCGCCGAGGGTGACCAAGCGGGCCCCGAACCTCGAGCGGAAGCACGTGACCGCCGTCCGGTCGGCCATGCGCCAGCTCGTGGACTGCCAGCTCAGGGCGTACCGCAAGACGCTCCAGTACCCGATCGAGTGCTACGTGACGGGGCGGCAGCTGAGGCCGGGGATGCGCGTCGACATCGACCACCTCGGCAAGCCGTTCGTGCAGATCGCGGACGAGTGGCTCGAGCTGCTCGGCCTCACCTACTGCGACATGGCCCTCGTCGGCCCGCCGAACCTTAAGCGTTTCAAGGAGGCAAAGTACAACGACGCCTGGCCGCTGTACCACGGGGACAACGCCAGGCTGATAGCCGTCTGCGCGGCGGCCAATAGGTCGAAGGGCGCCTCGGGATACGAGACGCCCAGCGGGAGGATCGGGTCGTTCGCGAAGACGAGCGACGAGGAGGTAGACCTCGACTTTTAGACCGGGGCGACGTTGATCACGTAATTGTAGTTGACCATGAAGCGCAACTCGTTACTGCCGCTGGCCGTGGTCGTGCGGATCCTGAAGTTCGTGCCGCTGTAGTCCACGGCGAAGGTGGGCTCCGTGCCCGACCAGCTGTCAACCTTGTTCCCCGCCGCGCTGATGGCGGCGGCCGAGCCGTTGTAGTGCGCGTTGTAGGACACGGTCAGGGTGCCGGTGCCGACCGCCGCGGTCTCGTCGTGGACGAACACGGTGAAGCTGACGCTCGCCGCGCTGCCGCTCGCCGGGATGTCCAGGAGCGTGTAGGTGCCGTTCGAGGACACGCTCAGGGATGCAACCCCGGTGACGAAGTCCCGGCCGGGGCTGTTAGTCGACTGCACGAGGACCGGGGCGGTCACCGTGGAGCAGGTGACGTCCGGGTCGACCGAGAGCTCGCCCGAGCCCGTCGTCTTGACGAAGCCGCCTGAACCCAGGGAGCCGGGCAGGGTTAGGTCGTAGTCGGCCGCCAGGCCGGTGGCCGCGCGGATGGTCGTACCGAAGCCCGTGAACGGGTTCTCGACCTCGAGTAGCTCGCGGACGCGCAAGGTGTCCACCCTGATGGCGTCCGAGAGGGAGAGATTGCCGGACCCGTCGGACTTCAGCAGGAGGTCCGTGGACGATGACGGGATGGAGGCTGGCAGCGTCAGGGCGTACGCCGTGGGGACCACGGCCGGGGACCTCAGGGCTACGCCGAGGCCGGTCGACGACTTGAACTCAACCGGGGACGCGGACGCCCCGTACTCCAGCAGCACCGAGCCCTCGACGTTCAGGGTGCCCGTCAGGTCGAGGATGTTTGCGGCGCCGTCGAATGTGAAGGTGTTCGACCCGCCGACCAGGCCGCCGTTGTTGAATTGCACCGCGCCGGTGGCGCCGGCGGGGTTGGCGCGGATCATGATGCTGCCCGCGCCGTTCTGGATCGCGATGCCGTTCCCGGGCGTCAGCGTGGCCTTGTTCCAGCCGGTCGAGACGCCGCCGATGAGCAGTTCGCCGCCCATGGGCGTGCCGCTGACGCCCGTGCCGCCGTGCGCGTACGGGAGGACGCCGGTGATGATCTTGGTCGCGTCGATGCCTGGGATGCGGGCCGAGTTGAACACGCCTGACGTGATCTTGGTCGCGTCGAGCGACGGAATCCGAGCCTGGTTGACGAAGCCCGAGGCTATCTTGCTGCCGTCGAGCGGCGGGATGTCCTCGTTGGCTAGACCGCGGAACGTGGGCACCGCGGCGGCGCCCTCGACCGGGCCGCCCAGGAAGCGGTTGCGGACCTGCGGGATCAGGTTGACCTCGAGGGTCCCGGCCGTCGTGATCGGGCCGTTCTCGACCTCGAACACGGCCGTCGGCATCGACAGACCGACGCTGGACACGCCGCCGGGGTCCGAGCTGGGGAGCCACGCGTTGCCGTCGAACACCTTCAGCATCGGCGACTGGCCGGCCGTGTCGAGCCACATCTCGCCGACGGTGTTGCCGGGGTAGCCGTTCGCGCCGGAGTTGGGGGCGAGCTGGCCCACGGCCGTCGGCCCGACCTTGAACAGCGAGCCGTCGCGAGCTTTGAAGAATAGGCCTGGCTCCTGCTCGTTGAAGTTGAGCAGGGGCATGCCGTTGGCCAGGACGTTGGGATCCGGCCTGAGCTGCACCTGGTCAGTCCTGAGGAACTGGATCTGGGTTGACATCTATCCTCCTCAGGGAACGATCGTCAGGATCCCGTTGTTGTTCCAAACGGCACCTGAAGGCAGCCCGGTGGTTGTCGTGGGCGGGATGAAGACGCTCGTCTGGGTCACCTGCGAGCTCACGGTCGCCCAGCCCGTCGCGAGCCAGACCTTCAGCAGCGGCGTCGGGTTCGTGCTCGTGTCGAGCCACATCTCGCCGACGGACCTCTCCAGGTAGTTGGTCTGCGGCGGCGGGTCGTTGCCGACGAACGTCGGGCCCACCTTCACGAGGGCGCCCGTGTCCGTCTTGAAGAACAGGCCCGTGGACTGCGTGTTATAGTTGACAGCCAGCTGGCCCGTGGCGAGCGTGTCCGGCGTCGGGCGCCTCCCGTAGTCGCCGGAGCGGATGTGCTGTACCGTGAACGCCATGGGGGCTTCTGCTCGGGTCAGGTGGTCTTACGGCGGCGCGGCGCGCGCGGCTTGGGCGCCTCTGGCGCCGGCGCGGCCTCCTCTATCTCGTGCGGCATCGGCTCGCGCGGCCAGAGGATCTGGAAAGGGTCTTCGGTACTCTGTGGGAGGTCCCTCAGGGCTTGGCGGTAGCGCTGCCACGCCTCGGGCGCGGGCAGGCTTTTCTCGAGCCACGGCATGATGCGCCTATCGCTGAGATTCAGCAGATCATCGCGCTCGAGGCGCATCTGGGCAATAGCGCTATTCCTGGCGTTCCGCAGGTCGATCGAGCTCCTCTCGACGACTGTGTACGCCATGTCGTCCGGCGACCACACGCACCTGTGGGTGCGCTCGTCGAAGTCCGTCGGACGCTCGTAGGGCCCCGACCAGCCGGCGAATGCCAGCAGCTCGGGCGTGATGTCTTTGGTCGTGCGCGTCAGGCCAGAGTCGGGGAGCCGCACCTTCTCGGGCAGCGGCTCCGGCTCCTGGCCCTGTAGCGAGTACAGGTCTGCCATTGTTTAGACTCGGGGTTTCGTGCGGTCAGCTATCTCAGCTGATCTCTTCGTAGCTGATCACCACTTCCAGGCCGTTTGTCGCGTCGGAGGTGATGAAGTCCAGCTTGTCGCCCTGCTCCAGGTAGAGGGGGGCGGTCTTGTCTACCAGCACCAGGGTGGAGTCGGCGGGCACGGAGATCGTGTTCGCGACCTTGTAGCTGGAGGCGGCCGGGGTGGCGCTCGCGTCGAAGAAGAAGCAGGTCACGTCGACGGCAGACGTGCCGTCCACGTTCGCGACGTACACGGAGTTGACCTTCAGCAGCTTCTCGGCGGCGGGCGCGGCCGGGTTGGTCAGGACGGACTGGGCGGGGGAGGGTGCGGCGGCGGTCAGCGCGGCGCCGAGCGTCTTCCCGTTGATGTTGGTGACGTTAACGATGTTGATGGCCACTTTCTGGTCCTCTGTGAAATCTAGTGGGGGAAGGGGTTGATCAGATGGCGAAGATCAGGGTCATCGCGATCGACTTGCCTGTCGTCGAGATGGGGCTGCTCGAGAAGCTCAGGTTGCCGGCGCCGTCAGTGATGATCGCCTGGCCGGCCGAGCCGTCCGCGTTGGGGAGCTTGAACGTCACGTTCGAAGCGATGGACGCGGGTGCCTGCAGGGCGACGTAGTTCGTGCCGTTGTCGCTGTCCTCAAAGATCTTGAGGGTGCCGGCCTGGGAGCTGTTGCCAAGGATCTCGACGTTGCCGGCGTTGTCGACCACCAGACGGTTCTGACCGTTGACGGACGAGATGAGGGATGTGGTGCTGATGATCGCCATTAGTCTTGGACCTCTTCCATGAGGAGCTTGAACACTTTGCCGGTCTTGTTGCTCCGCAGGGTGAGGAATTGATCCTCCTCGATCATCGTCCAGTCGCCGCGGTCATTCTTGAGGTGAAGGTCACCCGTGAAGATGTTCGCGAAGCGCTGTGAGGTGGATCCGAGGTTGCGGACGTTGTCTGTGTTCGGCAGAATGTTGCCATCCACTGTGACCGTGCTGCCCAGGGGGCCGTTGGTTGCGTCGACGCGGAAGTAGGTTCCGTCCAGGTTATTGGTGCTACCGGAGCCGACCCACTGGGCCGGGGGGCCAACTGCGACTGCCACGTACGTATTGCCCGAGGCCGGGTCAGTGTACGTCTGCCCCACCACTGTAGCTGCGGGGAAGTTGATAGCCATCAGTCAATGGCCTCCATAACGATTTTGAAGGTTTTACCCGATTTGTTGTTCCTGAGGGTCAGGAACTCCTCCTCCTCGATCACCGTCCACGAGCCGCGATCGTTCTGCAGGTGAAGGTCACCCGTGTAGATGTTCGCGAAACGGAACGACGGCGAGCCCAGGTTGAACGCGTTGTCGGTGTTCGGGAGCAGGTTGCCGTCGATGTTGATCTTCGACGTCTGGATGGCGCCGACCGCGATCTTGGCGCCCGTGATCGCGTTGTTGGCGATCTTGGCATCGGTCACGGCCAGGTTGGCCAGCTTCAGGGTGTTGATCGAGAGGTCGGCCACCGTGTTCTGCGTGATCGCAGCCCCGAGTACCACGGCCGAGAAGCTCTGGCCGAAGGTGGGGATGTTGCCGGCCGCGAACACGATGGTCGAGCCGACCACGGTGTAAGCCGTCGAGGGGTTCTGGTAGACGCCCGCCTTGTGGACGATGAGCTGCTGCGGGTTCACAGGCGTGAACGCGAAGCTGCCAATCGCCAGGTTGAACGTCGTCGTGACGCCGTCGAACGAGCTGGAGATGTCGTCGATGACGCGCACGGCCGCCACGCCGGAGCTGTTGGGCGCCGCGTCGATCCACTGGTCGCTGGTGCCGTCCTCGTAGAAGACGTACAGGCGGCCGGAGGAGGAGTTGAACCAGAGGTCCCCCTCCTGGGGCGCCGGCGAGGTCGGGGCGGTGTCGCTGACCGAGACCTGCGCGCCACCGCCGCCGGAGGCTCCCCAGCTGAGGACGCCGGAGCCGTTGGTGACGAGGGCCTGGCCGAGGGTGCCGTCGGTGGCGGGCAGAGTCCACAGCACGTTGCTGGAGATGGCGCCGGGCGCCTGGAAGCCCACGTAGTTGGACGCGCCGACCGAGCCGCTGTGGAAGCGGAGGTCGTTCTGGTTGGACAGGCGGACGGCGTTCTGGAAGTCCGTGATCGAGGCGACAGTCAGCGTGTCGGTCGAGGCGTTGCCGACCGTCACGTTGCAGTTGAAGTTCGCCGTGCCGTTGACGGTGATGATGTCGCTCGTGCAGTCGTTGCCGAGCGTCGTGCTGCCGTCGACCGTCAGGTTGCCGGCGATCGTGCCGTTGCCGCCGACCGTCAGGTTGCCCGCAATGTTGCCGGTGCCGAGGTCGGACCAGCTCGTGCCGTCGTAGCCGCGGAAGACGTCGAGGGTCGTGTCGAAGCGGATCATGCCCGCGACGGCCGGGATCAGCGACTCGTCGGTGTTCGGGCCCTGGGGCACGCGGACGTAGCTGTTGGCGCCGGAGCCGTTCGCGATCAGCGTCGAGACGGTCAGGGCCTTCGACAGTGTGAAGTTGCCGGTCGTGTCGTTGACCTGGAAGCCGCTCGCCGGGACCCACTGGGTGCCGTTGTAGATCTTCATCACGGCGTTCGAGTACGCCGCGCGGCCGTCGAGCCAGAGCTCGCCCTTCACGTTGCCGACGGGGCCGACAGCGGAGGCGTTCGGTGGGGACCCGCTCGACGTGATCGCCGCGGGGCCTACCTTGAAGAGTGTGCCGTCCGTCGCTTTGAAGAACAGTCCGGGCTCGTCAACGTTGATGTTGACTGCGGGCTGACCATCAAGCAGCGAGGCGGGGTTCGGTCTTTTCTGGGCGACCGAAGACCGCAGAAGCTGGATGTTAGTGGTCACTGCATGACGCCTGCGAAGGCCAAGGTGAAGTTAGAAATATCTTATCCGTACGGGGCCGGTGGCGCAACTGGCACGAGCGGGATGTTCGTGTTCAGCAGGATGTCGCCGGTCCCGGCAGCCACTGTCTTACCCGAGAAGACGTACTCGCCCTTCTCGTTCGTGCCGGTCGAGTAGACCTGGCCGCCCCACAGGGCGGTCTGCATGAAGTCGAAGCGCTCGCGCAGCGACAGCTGGGTGGTCTGGTACTGCGGCAGGCCCTTGGTGTAGTTGATGTAGCCGCACCACTCCCACGTGTGGTTGCCGCAGCGGATCACGGACGGACGGTTGAACTCGACCGGCCACGTCCCGGTGGACAGCGCGTAGCCCGAGCCGGTCACGGCGGGCATCGCCGACGTGGGCATGTTGCGGTTGGACCACAGCTGCGGGCGCAGCATGGTGTCGATCTCCGAGTACTCGTACCCGATGAGCCTCAGGAGGCGGGCCATCGAGAGCTTCGACGGCGACCACCACGGGTCGTACTTCGACGGGTCTACCACGCCGTTGGTGACGATGCCGAGCGTCGCGGTGCTGTCGTCCTCGTCGATGACGTAGTTGACCACCATGTCGGGGAGCTCGTACTGCAGCCCGCGCGGGTAGGTGGCGTTCTGGGGGTAGGCCGACGTGTAGGGGTCGGACGCCATCTCGCTGAGGGACTCCGCGCTGATCCAGGCCTCGTCGATCGGCGAGCAGTACTCGAAGTTCTTCGACCTGGCCCACACCGACAGGTCGTTGATCGGCGCCCGCTTGAACATGCCAGCCGCCAGATCGTTCGTCTGCGGGTAGAACAGGCGGCTGTTGTACGTGGAGTACTGGCCGTTCGCGTAGGGGATGTTGACGCCGTCAGCGTACCCGTTGTCGGACGTCGACACCCACGGCCGGAACCCGTCGACCAGCGAGATGGTCACGTAGTAGCTCTCGGTGCCGACGACCGGCGTGATCAGCGGCTCGACGCCGTTGGGATTGTCGCCCTCGCGCTTGGTCCTGGCGTCGGCCACCTGGAACACGTGCGCCCAGCCGCCCTTCTGCCCGGGGTCGAGCTGGGTGTTCGGGCGGACGAGGTTGGCCACGCCGGTCTGAGGCTTCTCGGCAAAGCGCAGGATGAACTGGGCCTGCGGCGGGCGGTGGAACTGCGAGGTGTTCTGCACCCAGAGGCTGTACTGGCGGTCGATGGCGGGCCTGGGGTCCTCGAAGCGCTTGACGTACGGGACCGAGAGGAAGTCCGGGCTGAGCCCGGCCTGGATGGCGGAGTGGATCTCGTTGGTGCCTGCGTCGACGTGGAGCATGTGCCCGTCCGGCGTGACCGGGTTGGACGTGCCGTTGTCGCCGTCGATCCTGGCCTTGTACTCCGTGCCGTTGCGGGTGTCCTGGACGTAGACGTACGTCTGGTCCCGGAGCGTATACGGCGCGATCGTCGGGGCGTAGAAGGGCTCCTGGAAGACGATCGAGGTGGTGGTCGTGCTCGAGATCCTGGTGTTGATGAAGCGCTTGATGGTACTGTTCTCGACCATCTCCTGCGTCACGATCGCCGGCCGCCTGACGCCCTGCACCGTGAACCCGCGGTCGGGCTCGAGGGCCCCGCCGGTGGTGCCGATGCCCGCAAAGCCCTCCGCGCGCAGGGCGACCCCGCCGAAGTTGGAGTTGGCGTTCGTCACAGCGATCTCGCCGCCGCTGCGCGCCCAATAGTTCATCGCCAGGCCGATGGCGAAGGAGGACACGATCTGCACGAAGCCGTTGCTCGTGGCCTTCGTGGCGAAGTGCCTGGTGTCCGAGACGTCGGACGGCAGGCCGGACGACTTGCCGTCCTGGCCGGGGATGTCCAGCGCCAAGCGGTAGAAGAACCGGATGTCGTCCGTCTTGACCGCGGTGATGAGGTAGTTCATCGCCTGCTCCCTGGTCGTCTCGGAGACCGGGAAGCCTATCGACTCGGCGTACGCGTCGCGCAAAGACGACCACTCCTCGTCGTCGTACACCTCGTACACGTCGGGATCGTTGTTGACCGAGACGACCGTGAAGTTGCAGCTCAGGGCGGACTTGAAGCCCCTGACCGCCTCGCCGTTGACGCGCATGCCGCTGATGCCCCACTGCGAGCGCAGCGACACGTTGAACGCGTATGGGGAGGAATTCTCGACCGAGTTGGTCTCGACGTTGGGCACCTCGGGAGTGCTCGCCGTGATGATCGTCTCCCCGGGCGCGATCTCGGCGTTCGATGCCGTGCCCGAGAAGCTGAGCGTCGAGAAGGCCCTCTGCACCTTGTCATACAGCCCGTCGAGCTCGAGGTCCGTGGCGAACTGGATGGCGGTCAGGCGGTGGGCCGTCCCCAGCGTCATCCTGAGATTGAGGAACAGCCCAGGCGTCGCGCCGGGCACCGGTGTCTCGGGCAGCTCGCTGCGAATCACGGCGAGGCCCGTCTGCACCTTGCGCAGGCGGAACTTGTAGGCGTCGATCGGGTCGGCGTAGTACTCGCCCTGGGGGAGCGTCGGGACGCCCGCGTAGGAGCGGCTGACGCCATCGGGGTACGTGAGCGTGACGCGGTCGCCGTCCAGGATCTCGTCCTCGTCCTCGAGCGCGGTCACCAGCGTGCGGTAGCCGTGCGGGCGCAGCGACATGAGCACGGCCACCTCGAAGCTCTGGCCAAGGATCTCGGTCACCGAGCAGTCGGCGATCTTGTCGCGGAAGGTGAACGAGGTGAGGTACGAGTTGCCCGTCCACTTGAGGATGGCGGACCTGGCCGCGATGGTCTCGGGCTCGTTCTCGAAGGCCGCCCTGGACCAGGCCGGGTAGTACGTCGGCGTGATCAGGGTCTTGCGGAGGTCGAGGCCGAAGATAGTCGTGCCGCGGGGGACGACCAGCCCGCCCTCTGGCGGGTTGAAGTATGACAGGTGCCTCTGCGTCACCGCCTGGTCCTCGACGAAGACGTCCGTCTGCGCCTCGAACTCGGAGAAGGTCAGACCGGGCTCATTGTAGACGACGTTCCTGCCCGGCAGTAGGAAGACGGAGAAGCGGGCGTTGAAGGCGTCGTCGGGGCGCCCCCGCAGGATCGACCTGCGGGCGACCTCGATCATGGCCCGGTTGAGGGTAACGAACGGGCGAGCGTAGCCGTCGTTCGACAGGTCGTCAGTGGCCTGGGGGAACTCGGAGCCGACAAAGATGGCAGTCACGGCGCCCCCGAACATCGGGGACGACACGGGCATCCACCTGTTCATGGCGGGCACCCACAGGTTGAACGTGCCGTTGCCGGTGTCGTACCACGACTCACCAGAGCCGTAGCCCACCTCGCTGGCCGGCGGCTGCGGGCCGATCGACGTCGGGCCCGCTTTGGCGATCTCGCCGTTGTTGGTCTCAAAGAAGAGGCCCGGGTCGCTGGCGTTGGTGTTGAGCGCCAGCTCCCCGGGTTCCAAATACTGCTCGGCCGGGCGCTTCCCCAGGATCGAGGAGCGCTTATGCTGTATGCGTTGGGCCATCTGCGTCGGGCGTTGAAGAACGAGCGGCCGGCGTAGGGCCGGCCTCCTTGTCGTCGGCGAACTCCCAGCCTATGTCGTCCCCGATCTGGTACCGCTTGTCCGCCTTCCACTCATCGAAGGCGTCCTGGAACGACTTTGGCATGGCAACCGCCGGCGCGTGGTTGCTCTATCTTTTACCCGGCTGCCGCCCGGTGCGTCTACTTCTTCTTCGCGCGCTTCCAGAGGTCGGCGTCCGCCTTCCTCGCGCCGCCGGAGCCCGTGATGAACGAGTTCACGCGGCCCATGGCCCACTGCTGCGGCGCCACGCCGGGCCTGTGCCCGGACCGCCACGCCGCCATACCGCGCTCGTACACGCGCCTGAGCACGCCGAGCGGGATGCCGGACTTCTCGGCCTTCTCCTTCAGGGACGCGGACGTGCCGTCCTCGCCCATGTCCTCGGAGTCCTTCTTGCCGTACATGCGCTCGTAGGCCTCGGTGGCCTTCGACTTGGGCATCTCGCCGCCCTTGCGCTTGCGGTACGCCTTGTCGGACTTCCAGTCCTCGTACACCTTGCCAGCCTTCTCGCCGGACCGCGCCTTCTCCTGGGTCTCCTCGGCCTCGCGCTTCGCGACGGCCTGCTCACTCTTCGTGAGACCCTTGGCGTAGTCCGGCTTCAGCCCTTTCCCTCGGCGTACCCGAACCTGTTGAACGCGGAGTAGCCCTCCGGCTCCTCCTCTTCGTCCTCCTCCTCGACCTCCAGACCCGGGCCGTACATCGCGTAGTCGTGCACGGCGGACATGTAGTCGGCGGCCAGGGTGATCTTGGCCTCCATCCACGCCTCGATCTCCGGCATGCGCCCGGCCATCATCTCGGACTCCATCATCATGATGAGGTGCGAGGTGTCCGCCTGCAGCTTGCGCAGCTGGGCGAAGGCCATGCGCGTGTCCTCCTCCGAGAACGTGGGCGTCGGGTACCCGATCGCCATCGCCTGGCGCTTGCAGCCCCTCTCGGCGTAGGAGTCCTTCATCTCGGTGACGAGGCCTAGCGCGTACTCCTCGTACGACTTGGCCTGCTGCTTGCTGGCGCCGCACATCGACAGGGCGATGGCGACCGCTTGCTTCTGGTCCTTGACGACCTTTCCCTTCTCGCCCGAGTGCAGCGTCCCCGCCTTCCACTCGCGCATCACGTCGGCTACGCAGCCTTTTCCTTTCTTAACTGGCATTGGTCAGGCCTCGGGCATTTTCTTGGTGCATGCCGAGAAGAGCATCGCGAGCACCTTCTCGACGGCGTCGGGCGCGAAGCCCTGGGCGTTCAGGTTCCTCCTGAGGGAGTTGCGGCGCTGCTCCCACGTCTTCCCGGAGGACTTGCTCCGGGCGCAGATGTCGCGCGTCACTTCTCCCTCCCGAACATCAGCATGTTCTTGATGGCGTCGACCTGCTCGACAAGGTAGTCCATCTTCTTCGCGCCGTCGCTCATGCGGTGGACGAACTCCTCGCGCATGACGAACTTCTGCGGCAGGTTGATCTCGAGGTCGCGGAGCTCCCTCTCGATTTTTTCAATGTGGCCCTCGTTCCTGGCCACGAGCTCGACGATCTCGGAGAATCGCCGGTCGATGTGTTTTCCGTTGCGGTCGGCGGCCCAGCCGGCAGCTCCGAAGATGGAGATGACGACTGGGATAACGATTCCGCTGATCATCTCGATCATGGGGCTGTCCGGCTCCGCCTCGCGTCAGAACAGCCCGAGCAGCCGCTCGGCGGGCCCGAGTGGGACGGACGCCTTCGCCAGGTCGACGAGCTTGTCCTTGTCGACGCCCTCCTCCATTTTCAGCACCATCTCGGCGATCTCCAGGGACTTGCGGCCCTCGGGGGTCGACGGGTCGAGCTGCTTGGCCTTGGCGACGTCCGGCAGGAACCGCTCCTTCGCCAGTTGGACGGCCCGCTGGGCCTCCTCCCTGGTCAGCTCGCCGTCGCCGACGGAGTAGAAGGCCAGCTCGAGCACGGTGTCGATCGTGCTGCCGCTCCAGCCTGTGTAGTACTTGTCCAGCAGCGGGTCGACGACGTCGTAGACCTTGGCCAGCAGGGGCGCGTACTTGCGCGCGTTGACCTTCTCGAGCACCTTCCTGGCGCCCATGGTGGCGACGCCGATGATGATGCCCGCGAGGGCGGGGTAGAGGGGTTCTAGGAAAGTAGGCATGGCGCCCTCCTGCGTGTTACTCTGGGAGGCCGGACTTCCCGGCCCTCATACGGTCGCGCACGGTCTTCGGGAGGCCCTGCTCCCAGCCGTGCTCCTTCGCAATGCGGATGATTGCGCGCATCACCGCGTCCGGGTCCTTGGCGCGGCCCACGGAGGACCAGGCCGCCGACACGTCGCCGGGCGACGCGATCGGGAACGACATGTCCGGGCCGGCGAAACCGCCCTTCATCTTGCCGTCCTGGAGGGCCTTGCGCATGTCGCCGGACCACTCGCGGTGGTTGACACCGTAGGCCTCCTCCTGGTAGTTGACCCGGTTCTGGCGGGACTGCTCCATCCGGGCGCGCTTGCGGCCCATGATCTCGCGCATCACGTCGTCGCCGACGACGTAGTTGTCGCGGTCCTTGGGGATGAGGGCCTCGACCCTCTCGCGGCGCTCCTTGTTCTTCTTGAGCAGGTCGCCGACGGGGATCACCTGCCCCACCAGCGTGTCAGTTAGGTTCATCATCAGAGGGGTCCTCCTCCTCGGTTTCGTCTTCGGTTACGTCGGGCTCGGTTTCCTCCTCTTCGCCCTGGGTTTCCTCGGGCGCGTAGTCCTCGTCCTCCTCCTCCTCCTCCTCCTCTTCCTCGCCGTCTTCGGTCAGCGCCGCCAGCTCGGCCTTGAGCTCGGCGATCCTGGCCGCGATGTCGTCGGCGTCGGGCTCGGGCTCCGGCTCGCCGTCGCCATCGGGTTCCTCGCTTTCGTCCTCTTCTTCCTCGTCGTCCGCGGGGCCGAGCAGCTCGTCGAGCATCGCGTCGATCTCCTCGTCGGTCGTGTCCTCGTCGATGCCCTCGAGCATCCGCTGGACCAGCGCGTCAAACTCCGGGTCGGCGTCGTCGTCCCCGTCATCGCCGGGGTCGGCTTCCCCCTCGCCGTCGATCTCGGCGAGCACCTCGTCGATCATGGCGTCGAGCTCCTCGTCGGACATGTCCGACAGCTCGAGTTCGTCGTCGTCGGCCGGGAGGTTGCCCTCGCTGTCGCGGAGCGCGGCCAGCAGGTCCTGCTGCTTCTGCTCGACGTCCTGCCTCTCGCCGCGCCCGTCGGGGTACTGCCAGAGGCCGGTCTTGTCGAGCCACGCGGACCGCACCGGTGCGGTCTCGACGCCGAGCGTGTCGGAGCCGACCTTGACGCCCTGCTCCTCCGTCTCCTCGGCCTTCTGCAGCTGGGCGGCGTAGGCCTGCTGGAGCTGCTCGTAGGCCTCCTGGGAGAAGCTTCCGAATCCGGACATGTTGTTTCCGTGGGTTGGTACCCACGTGTCTTACCCGCCCAGCTCCTTGATCTGGTCCATGATAGCCTGGCGCCCGGCCTCGTTGACCTGGCCCTCGAGCGCCCTCTCCAGGCCCTCGATCCGGCTGGCGTTGCCGCCGCCGCCGGCGCGGGACCCGCCGCCGCGCCCCTGGCGTTTTGGCTTCGCGGGCTTAGGCCCTACCTTCTTCTCGCCGGCCACGGAGCCCCACTCGACCATGATCGGCTTGCCACCCTGGATCGCCCAGCCGTATGCCTTACCGTCGATCACGACCTTCTTGTTGTTGGTCGGGTCGGAGCCCTGCGACTTGGCAGCCTTCTCGAGCTTCTCCTCCATGGGGGACTTGGGCTGCTCCTTCGGCTTCGGCTGCTGGCCTGCGGCCGCCGGCTGCCCGGGCTGCTGCGCCTGGGGCTGCGACGGCGCCGCGCCCTGCTGGGCGGGCTGCGCGGCCGGGGCCTCCCCGATCTTGCGGCAGACGCCGAAGGTCATCTTCTCCCCGGGCCCGCACTCGGCGAAGTCGCTCTGCGCCCACTCCTTCTCGACCATCGCCTCGAGGTAGCGGATGATCGCGTCCGGCCTATAGCCGTTCGACTCCAGGTAGTCGACGACGCGCTGCTCTGGTGCTCTGTCTGTCATAGGTAGGCTGCCGCCAAAAATTCGTCGTCGGATACCTTGCCGCGCTCTGCGAGCTGCTCGGCTAGTGTGAGGAGCCGCTCGGCCTCCGCCTCGTCGCCCTTGAACAGGGCGGCCTTGCGCTTGGTCATCAGCTCCACGTACTTGCTGGCCATGGTGTGTGTGGTGTCGGTGCTCTTCGTGGTATTATGCGGGCTAGACGCCGTCGTACAGCATCTCGACGTACGCTTTGGCGGCCGTCTCCGACATGCCGTCGAGGACCCGGTCGATGTGCTCCGGCTTGTTCCGGATGCCCATGCCGCGCATGCGGTTGGTGTCGATGTCGAGCTCCTCGAGCGCGCGGTTGACCCTCTCCTGGTTGCGGCGGAAGCGGTAGTAGGCCGGGGCCTCGCCGCCGCTCGCCTTGTAGCGGCCGATGAACCGCTCGGACTGCCAGTCGCCCTGGTTCGTGCCGAAGGCCTCCATGAGGGCGGCCTTGTAGCTGGGCTGCGCCAGGCCGAAGTCGATCGCCTGCATGCGGCCGGTCGCCTTGTCGTAGAAGACGTTGTTGCCGTGCATGTCGTTGTGGGCGACGCCGGCCAGGTGGATGTCGCGGCGGGTCCGGATGTACTCCTCGAGGACCTTGTTCTTCTCGGCGGCCGAGCGGGGGTTGTACTGGCCGACCGGGACGCCCTTGGCCTCGCCGATGCCGAGGTAGCCCTGGCCCTCCTTCACGTGGCCGCCATAGCCGGCGCCGACAACGCGCATGTTCGGACTGACGACTGCCCCGTGGAACTCGGGGACGCGGCCGGTGCTCTGGAGCTTCTGCCACACCTCGGCCTCGTGCTCTCCGATCTTGCCCTGCTTGATGACGCCGGGCGGCGGGCCGTCGGTGCGGTAGGCAGCGCCGAACGCTCCTTTGGCCAGCAGCCGATTGTTGGTCTGGCCGTAGGTAGCGATCGGATCGTAGTCTTTTACCGCCCGGTCGAGCTTCCAGCCGGCCTTCACGGCTGTGGCGGTCGTCATACCAGCAGTGACCTTCACGGGGCCGGCGGGTGTCACCCCGCGGCCGCCGAGCTCCTCCTCGATCTTCCGGCGCTGGGCCGCGCCGAGGTCCCCGCGGCGGAGCACCGCCTGCAGCTTGTCGGTCGGCTGAGCGAGGAACTTCTGGTTGATTTGCTTTGGCTTGGCCGAGGCTATCTCGGGCTGGGCGGCGAGCTTTGCATTCTTCTCCCGTAGCTTCTGACCAAGCTCGCGCCGGGCCTCCCTGCCAGCCGACCCCGGCTGCGCCGCGCGCTTCATCAGGACGGCGGTGCTGGCGTCCTTCGCCCCCGCCTTGACTGGCGCGACGCCGGCCTCGATGTCCATGCGCTTGCGGATCAGGCCCTTCTCGAGGCTGTCGAGGAACGCCTTCTGGTCCGGCTTCTGGTACGCCGGCTCGTTGCGCCTGCGTCTGATTGCCTCAATCTGCCTGTTGACATCCTCGATGGCCGCCTTGCGCGCCTGCGCGTCGCGCGGCTTCGCGGCCGGTTTGGGCTCGGCGCCCCTGCCGCCCTGCTCGCGCCGTTTCAGCTCGGCCTCGATGGCCTTCCGCTGGTAGGCGTAGAGCTTGCGGTTGTCCAGGTACTCCTGCAGCTTCTGCGTGGTCTCCTTCTTCAGGAACCGCTTGTTGACCTGCATCGAGGGCTTTTCCTGGGCCGCCTTCGCGGGCTTCTTGGTCTCCTTGACCGGCGCGGCTGCCTCACCCTTGCGGCGCGCCATCTGCTCGCCCCTGGCCTCGCGATCCTTCCTGAAGCGGGACATGTCCTCGGCCCGTACCCTATCGAAGGCCTCCTGGGCCCGCTTGATCTGGTCCGGGTCGCGGCCGAGTTTGGCGCGCTCCAGCACTTTGCGAACAACATCATAATACGGCCCGGCCAGGTAGCGCTCCTGCTCGAGCCCGCGGACGCGGCGGTCCAGCGTTTCGTTGCCCATGCCGCGGACGCGCCCGACCTCGCTGGCCCTCGCGGCCAGGGCCTCCTCGATCTTCTTCCTCTGGCCCGCGTTGAGCTGCCGCTCGTCGAGGATCTTCTGGAGTTCGCGCGCGTTGCGAACGTTGAGGAACTTCTCGTTGACGACGCCGGTGAGCTTCTCCTTCTTGGGCTCGGCGCCCTTGATGGCCTTTGCCGCCTGCTCCGGGGTCTTCACGCCCTTGACGTCGGCGGGCCTCTGCGTCACGCCCATCCGCTCGTTCAGCCTGCGGACCAGCGACTGTACAGCCTCTGGGCCCTTGACCATCTTGAGACCCTTCTCCTCGCGGAGGCGTTTGTTCTCGTCGAGGATCGACTCGACCCTCATGCCGGCCGCGCGGCCCTTGTTGTACACGTCGCCCTGGCGGTCGCCCGGGCGGTAGGAGATGGGCGTGCCCTTGCGGCACTGGCCCTGCGTCCCGTAGACGCTGCCGTCGGGCCGCTGGCAGACCTGCGCGAAGTCGAAGTCCCCGGCGCCGCCGCCCTCCGTGAACTCGGCGAGCAGCGCGTCGCGCACCTCGCTCTCGAGCGACGGGTCGAAGCCGCCGTGCTGCGTTAGCTTGTCCATGTCAGCCCTCCCCTCCGGCCGCGTTCAGGATCGCCACCCGCTCCGCGGCCGTCAGGCCGCTGGTGGGGCCGAAGCGGGCCTCCACGTCCTTCAGGATCTCCGACCGCGGGCGCGAGTCGTTCTTGGAGCTCGCGATCGCCTGGCCGATGCTCTTGAGGTCGGACTCCTCGAGCTTGAAGCCCCAGCGCATGCGGACGAGCGCCCTGCCCTCGCCCACGGTCGGGTACGCCGTCTGGCCCCTCGACCCGCCCTTCTTGACCCACGCGGCCCCGGCGCTGCCCTGGACCGACGCCTGCAGCATGTCCTTGATCTCGCCCATCTTCGCCGTGGCCAGCATGTCGCCGATCTGCTTCTGCGTCATCAGCGGCATGTTCTCCTTGAGCGCCTGGCGGCGCTGGGCCTTTTCGGCCGCCGCCGCGCTGCCGGCGCCCTTGACCCTGGCCACCTCGTCCGCTGACATCGCGGCGTTCTCCCTGAGCTTCTTGAGCAGCTGCGTGTTGAGGTAGTCCTCCGCCGCCTTACCCGTGAGGCCCTTGGCGCGGACGCCGGCCTCGATGTTACCCTTCGTCTGGTTCGTGGCGGTGCTCACCCAGATCCAGTTGTTGGGCGAGTCCTTGCCGCCCATCGAGCCCGCCAGCCTGTGGTCGAGCTGCATGCCTGTGCTCCAGGGCAGGAACTTGCCGTTGACGTCCTTGAAGTCGTTGTCCATGAGAGACTTGAGGACGGCCTTGGCGCGGGCGTCCTTGGGCTGGTCGCCCCACGCCTCGGCGCGCATGCCGGCCTCGGGGGTCCCCTTGCCGTCGAGCTTGCCGCTCACCTTGCCCCAGGTCTTCTCGGCCTTCATCCTGTCGATGACAAAATTGACCTCGGCCTCAGAGGTGTCGTGGGGCGGCCTGTAGGTCCGGTCGCCGCCGCTCTCGTAGAACTTGACGTACTTCGCGGCCTCGCCCGGGTCCTGCAGGGTCACGCCGGCGGCCTGCCTGCCGCCCGAGACCGTCGCGGATAGCGTGTCGACGGTGTTGGATGCCCTCACGGCCTGCTCGACGCTGAGCTTCTTCTTGACGCCCTCGGCCACGCGGCTGAGCTGCTTGTCGTCGAGCTCCTCGAGCTTCTTCCTGGTCTCGCCGGAGGCGCCGAGGCTGTCGATCAGCCTCTTGCGCTCGCCGGCATCGAGCCTGCACTCCTTAGCGGACGAGATGAAGCTCTCGCCGCACGGGATACCTGTCCCGGCCTTGGCGAACTCGAGCGAGCCGGCCGGCTCGGAGTAGCGGAGCGCGAGTACCCCCCTGGCTCTCGTCTCGAGGCTCGGGTTCCAGCCGCCGTGCTGCTTCAGGCGCGCCATCAGATGTAGGCCCCCGCGATCATCTCGTCTTCGGACACTTTCTTTGCTTTTACCATCTTGCGGGCCTTCTCGAGCAGCGCCCTGGCGTCGTCGTCGCGCCCGGCGCGGCGAGCGATCTTGTACTGCTCCATCACCTTGACGTAGTTGCTCATGTCACACTCCCTCGTAGAGGCTGTCGATGTACTTTTCGGCCTGCGAGCGCGAGATGCCCTGGCGGTCGAGCGGCTGGGCCGGGTCGAAGCCGTCGGCCTTCATCTGCTTGGCGACGGCCTCCTGATTCTGCTCGAACCTGGCGAGCATCGGGCCGGCGTTGGACCTGGGCCCGCTGCCGGACCTCGGGCCGGCCAGGTCCGACAGCATGCTGCCGCTCTTGAAGTCCCCGCTCGAGCCGAGGGTGAGGCCCTCCTGCAGCGCCGACACCGGCGACGTCTTGGCCATACCGAAGTCGATCAGGCCGCCCTTGCCCGTCGCGCTGTCGTAGAAGAAGTTGCCGTCGTGCTGGTCGCCGTGGCTCACGCCGCGCTTGTGCATGTCGCGGTTCAGCCGGACCAGCTCGTCCGCCGCCTTGGCTGACGCCTTGCTCGGGCCGTCATACAGCAGGTCGGTATCCATGATCGCCCTGCCCCTGGCGAGTTCCATCTCGATGAGGTTGCCCTCGTTGCCCTTGATCTTGGGGACGCCGTCCACGCCCTCGAGCTTCTTCTGGGCCGCGACCTCCTCGGGCCCGAGCTCGCCCTTCTTGATGACGGTGCCGTCCTCCGTGCGGCGGACCTGCGCGAAGCCGCCCTCGCCCAGGGTCTTGGCGCTCTCGTACCGGCCGGCCAGCGACCTAGGGTCGCCCCCTCCCGGCTTGACGGCCACGCCCTTCAGGGCCGCCTCCTCGTAGATCTCCTTGGGGCTGTAGTCGAGGCCGCCGAGCGTCCCGTCGGCCTTCTTCCAGAAGTATTTCCCGTCCTTCTTGACGTAGGTATCGTCGCCGACCTGTACCTCCGAGCCGTCCGGCGCGCCCTTGAGGCCGTCCATGGACAGTTCGATCTTGGCGGGCTTCGCCGGCTCCTCCTTCTTGGGCGCCTCCTCCTTGGGGGCGGCTGGCGCCGCGGCCGGCTTGGCGTTGATGGCCCGGAGCTCCTTGATGGCGTCCTCCTTGCTCTTCCGCCCCTCGACCACCTCGAGAGCTATCTGGGCCTTCTTGTTGCCCTTGGCGGCGGCGTCCCTGAGGATCTTCATCTCGCGCGGGCCGACCTCCTTACCCTTCCTGCACTGGCCGCCGGTCCCGTAGTACGAGCCGTCCGCACGCTGGCACCGCGCGAAGTCGAGCACCGCGAGGGCGTCCTCCGAAAAGATTAGGTGGGTGCGCTTCATTTTTCATCCGCACGGTCCATCTGCGCCTTGACCTTCTCGGCCCAGGCCCTGCCCGGGTCGCCGCCCCAGAGCAGCCAGGAGATGAGGCTGTTGGACGGGGGGCTCATCGTGTGGTTCTTCTTGTACGCGGAGTGGCGGGCGAAAAAGCTCACCATGCGCCCTATCGTAGCGGGGGACAGGCTCTGGCGGTTCTTCAGCGACGCGGCGCGCTGGACGCCGGAGCCGACGCCCTCCTCGGCCGCCTGCTTCGTGCTGAAGCCGCCGCGGCCGGTCTTCTTGCGCAGCTCGAGCCCGCGGGCCGCCGCGTCCGCGACGGACTGGGGCGGGCGGAAGTCGATGTCCCCGTACTTCTCGGCCCACTCCGGGTTCTCGGCCCACTCGAGGGCCTCTGGGTTGATGCGTCCGAAGTTGTTCATCAGCTCACGTAGTACTTGCCCTGGCCCTTGGTGCCGGTCAGCTCGTCGAGCCGCCCGCCGACCTGCTCGGCCTTCTTCCTGAGGCGCTTCATGGCCTCGTCGATCTGGTTCACGCGGCCGATCTGCAGGCGCATCTGGGCGACGTTGCGCTCGTTGGAGAGCCTCTTCATCGCGGCGCGGGCGCGGCCGATGAACTTCTCGCCGCGGGCGACCTCGCGCTCGCCGGCCTTGGCGTCGGCCATTGCGCCGCCCTTGGCCGCCCCTGGCTTGTTTGCGAACATCCGGGGATACCTGGCCGCGATGCGTGCCTTGATCTTGGCGTCCGCCCTGGCGGCTCGCTCGCGGGCCACGTCGTCGAACGTCCGGCCGGTGCGCCGGGCTTCGGCCTCGACCTTCGCGTTGCGTTGCAGGCCCTGGAGTTCGTTCCGTAGATCTTTCAGCTTCTTCTTGTCGCCGGACGCCTTGGCGGCGGCGATTCGCTCTTTGAGCACGGACATCCGGTCGGCCTTGGCGTCGGCCATTGCCCCGCCGCCGGAAAGATTGACGCCCCTGGCCTTGAGCTGGCCTTCGACGGCCGCGAGGGCTTGCATCAGGTTGTTGGTCTTGCCCAGATCGCCCGACTTCGCGGCGTCGCCGATCTGCTTGGTGAGGGAGGCGCGGAGCTTCATCGCCTGCTCGTTGCTCACTCCGCCGGACTTCGTCGCCTTGGCCCTCGTCTGCTCGGCCGGCTTGTCGCCCGCCTCCTTGCCCTTGCGGCACTGGCCCGACGTCCCGTAGAACGAGCCGTCGGCCCGCTGGCAGCGGGCGAAGTCCAGCGCCTCGAGCGCCTCCTCGCTGAAGTTGTCGAAGATGCTGTCGTGGACTCGCGCCATGTCAGCCGCGCTCCTTGATGATCTTGCGGACGCGTGCCGCCTCGGCGCGCTGGGCAGGGGTCATGCGCTCGCGCTCGTTCTGCTGGGCGATGCGCATGCGCTCGCGGCCCATCTTCTCGAGCTCGCGCTCGCCGCGATTGAAGAAGCGCTCCCGCTCGCGGAGCTGGCGCGCGACCTCCTTAAGGCGGGCCTTGCCCTCCTTGGTGGGCTCGGCCTTGACCTTCCTGGCCTGGTCCTTGTACGCCCGCTCGAGCCTGTCGAGCTCGCCCTTGCGGCCCCTCTGGTCGGCCATCTTGTCGCGGATCATCCCGCGGAGCTCGTTGTCGCGCTGGCGGCGCTCCTCGCGCTTAGCGTCAGAGCCCGCCCGTCTCGCCGCACCGGCCGCGCCCGCCTGGGCCTGGCGGTTGGCCTCGTTCGCCTTCTGGCGCTCGGCCCGGGCGGCCTGCTCCTTCGGCGTCAGCTGGCTCGCCGTGCGGCCCATCTTCGCCGTCTCGGTCCGCTCGGCGCGTTCCTTGATGATCGGGGCCTTGCCTTGCTCCCTCTCGAGCTTCTTGGCCTTCTTGGTGAGGCTGTTGTACCTGGCGTCCTCGTTCGCCCGCTCGGTACGGAGCATCTGCACCTGGCGGAGGAGGTCCTTGTTCTGCGGGTCCTTCCTCAGCCTGGCGACGGCCTCGGCCTCCCTCTTGCCGATCGCGCGCGCCTTATTGTAGGCCTCCTGGGCCCTGGATCTCACATTTTCGGCGCGCTCGCCGGTCTTGCCCACCCTGACTGGGGCCTTCTTGGCAGCTTTGCCCTCTCCGGCCGCGGCGCGCGCGCTCGCGCGCTTGGATGCCTCGGCGATGGCCCTGTTGATCTCCTCGGGGGACTTGCCCTTGAGTCTGTCCCTGATCTTGCTCAGCTCGTCCTTGAGCATGCGCGCGCGAGCATTCTTGGCCGACGTCTTGGCGCCTCCCGCCGCGCGGGCAGCCTCTACCGCGGCCTTGGTGCCCTCACGCCGCGCCTTGCGGATCTCCACACCCTTCTTGCCCTCGGCCTTGGCCTTCTCGGCTGCGACCCGACCACCGCGCGCGCCGGTGCCCTCGCGCGGGGGCGCCGCGCCGGCCTCGGTGCCCTTGCGGCACTGGCCGCTGGTGCCGTAGAAGCTGCCGTCCGGGCGCTGGCAGCGGGCGAAGTCGTAAGCCTCGGAGAACTGCTCCGAGTCCTGCATCTTTAATTCGGCGAGCGCCCGCGCGTTGCGCAGCGCCTCGTCGGTGAAGCGATCCTTTCTCATGGTCGTCTGCTTTAACGCGGGACGGGAGCCCGCCTCGTAGGGTTTACCCGAGCGAGCCGACCCAGTCCAGGTACTCCCTGGCGACCTGCTCCTGCTTGGCCTGCCGGTCCTTCGCCGGCTTCGACGCCCCGGCCTCCCCGTACCGCTCGACGTAGTCCCGGACGCGCCTGCCGCCCTCGCCGCCGACGGCGTCCAGGTTCATGAATTGCGCGCCCTTGGTCCAGTCCTGCAGCGCCCTCCTCGGGTCGCCGGACGTCCGGCCGCTCAGCCCGAAGTCGATCAGCATCGGCCTGTCGCCGTCGACCATCCACTGCAGGCTGTGCATGTCGCCGTGGTAGAAGCCCTTGCGGTGCAGGAACAGCACGGCCTTCGCCGCCGCCGTGGCCTGCGCCTCGTTGAACCTCACGCCCTTCTCGCCCTCGGACGGCCTGTAGTCCTTCCAGATCGTCCGCCCGGGCGCCAGGTCCATGACGATCTCGCTGTCGGAGGCCCTGTGGAGCTTGGGGCTGTGGCCCGCGTCGCCCATGATCTTCTGCAGCTCGGCCTCGTGCTCGCCGAAGCTGCGGCCGGGCACGTTGGTCTTGCGGATCAGCCCCTGCTTGCGGTCGATCTCGACGGCCCCGTAGTTACCCTTCGTGAGGTACTCCCACTCGGCCCCCTCGATGTCGACCTCGCGGCCCTTCCTGCACTGCCTGCCGTCGGCGATCCCGTAGCGGGACCCGTCGGCCCTCTCGCACGCGGCGAAGTCGAAAAGGGCCCCGAGAACCTCCCGGGACCCGTCGCCGAACGCGGTTGTGTACCTGTCGGCCCTAGTCATCGTATCTGTCGAGGATGTGCGCGATCACCGAGTTTCTCACTATGTCCTCCTTCTCGAACTGGACGATGCCAACGTCGCGCATGTCCCTGAGGCGGTACACGGCGTCGAGCAGCCCGTTGTCCCGGCGGAACACCTCCAGGTCGGACTGCTTGGTGTCCCCAACGATCGCCATCCGCGACTCCTGCCCCAGCCGGGTCAGGCACGTCTTGACGTGGGACGGGAGCATGTTCTGCGCCTCGTCGACCACGATGAAGCAGTCGTTGAAGGACCTCCCGCGGACGTCCTCGAGCAGCACGGGCTCGATGATCCCCTTCGAGATCACGTAGTCCGCGGCGCCCTGGTTGCGCATCATGACGGGCAGGTTGTCGAGCACCGGGCCGAGCAGCGGCCTCACCTTCTCGTTGAAGTCGCCGGGCAGCGCGCCCCGGCCACGTTGGAATTCCACGCCCACATCGCTCCGGATGTAGACCACTCTCTCCACCTCCCCCTGCTGGACGAGCGTCATTCCTTTCCACAGGGCCAGGAGGGTCTTCCCGGTGCCGGCGTGGCCGTGGGCCAGCGTGACGGCGTTCTTGCCCATCGTGTTCCAGAACTCGTCCTGCCTCCAGGTCATAGCCCTGAAGGGGGTGAGGTCCATACCGCGCTCGCGGTGGACGACGTCTTCCATCTGGCGCCGTACTTTGCGTTTCTCTCTTGCGGTTGGCATTAGGTTGTTCGCGACAAAGGTTCGAGATTCGACTAGGACGAACTCTAGGCGATCATGCGGATCACCCCCTTGGTCTGTGCCATACATGGCTCCCCTGTTCGGAGTCCAGCGGCGGTCTTACCCGGCGGCTAGTCCATGCCGGTGTCGAACGTAAGCCCGCCGCGCTTGCCGCCCTTCCCGAAGTACAGCGACCTCTCGCCGTACGACAGCAGCTCGCGCTTGCCGCCCTTCAGCTCGGAGAAGTCCCGCGTCACGTGCCCCCTGCCCGCCGACTTGCCCCTCGCCCCGACGATCGCCTGGAGCGTGTCGCCAGAGGTGCCGCCGTCGAGGTGGAACATGTAGTACGTGAGCCCCCAGACGACCGCGTCGGTCCGGTCGTCGTGCGGCACGAACGGGAAGGCCGTGAGCTCCTTGATGAAGTCCTGCGTCCACGCGCCCTCGACGAGGTGCACCCTGCCGGCCTCCCACAGGGGCGACACGGTCTGGAGGCGTATCGTCTTGGACCTGAGCGGCTTGAAGCCGTGGATGTGGATCTTGCTCTCCCTCTCGAGCATCTGGATCAGCGACTGGCCGCTGGCCGCCTGCTCGATCGTGAGGAATCTCGCGCCGTAGTACTTCCTGGTCTGCTCGAGCATCGCCAGCAGGTCAGGGAAGCCCCACCGCCCGCTGATGATCTCGCGCACGTAGATGCTGTCCTTGTCGGCCCGCGAGTAGCCCATCACGGCGATCACGCTCTCGTCCGCGCTCTGCTTCTCGGAGAACGCCGTGTCGAGCGACAGGTAGGTGACGTCGAACTCCGGGCAGTCCCCGGGCGCCCTCACGCTGATCCAACCCGCCTTGACGATCGAGCCCTCCTGCGCCGCGGGCCTGCCCTGGTAGAGCGCCGAGAACTTGTCGGAGCCCATGATCCTCTTCTGCGAGAGGAGCATGTCGACCGTGAACGTCCCGTTGCCGGGCCAGTGCGACTCGCCGTTGCGCCTGCCGAGGAGGTCCGTGGCCTCGTTCTCGCAGAGGGCCTCGATGTTCACCCACCGCCACCCGCGCGGGTTGTCCTCCGGGTCCCACAGGCCGTCGCCGTCCATCAGGATGCCGTGGAGGTCCTTCTCGCCGAACCGGGTGCCGATGATCAGCTGGGCCCAGCGGTTGGTGCGCCGGGTGGAGGCCTGCTCGCCCCACCAGTCCTCGAGCTCCTCGAACGCGGCGCGGGAGTCCGATCCCTTCAGCGGGTCGTCGATCACCATCGCGCCGACGCCCGGGCTGTCCTCGTGCGGCGTGCCGGCGGTGAAGCCGGTCAGCACCCCGCCGACGGACGTCGCGAGGATGTACCCGCCGCCCTTCATGTCGTACTTCGAGTCCGCGTGGAAGCCGGACCACTCCGGGAAGATCCTGACGAAGTTCTTGTGCCGCAGATAGCCGTTGATCCCGCGGTTGAACTTGTTCGACAGCTGCTGGCCGTACGACGCGATGATGTGCTGCGTCTGCTCGTCGTGGCCGAGGAGCCACGCGACGAACAGCTGCGCGAGCATCGACTTGCCGGATCGCGGCGCGCAGCTGACGATCAGCCTCTGGTACCTGAGCTGGGCCACGTCCTCGAACGCCGACCCGATGATCTCGTGGAAGTCGGCGACCTGGAGCTTGCCGTCGAGCATGATGTCGGCGAACGCCAGAAAGCAAGAGCGCGCCGCGCGGAACCTGAACTCCTGCAGCACGCTCTTAGGCGCCTCCATGAGCTCGAGCTCGCGCAGGCCGCGCTTGTACACGCGCCAGCTCGAGTGCTCCTCCAGCTGCGACGCGTGGGTGATGATGGGCCTCATTCCTGCTTGCCCTGGCCCAGCTTCTTGAGCAGGTCGTCGACCTTGGAGGTGTACTCCCGGTCCTTCGCCAGCTCCTTCTCGGCCTTGGTCTCGATCTCCTGGATGGCGACGATGTCGCTCATCAGGTCGCGGTGGACCTTGATCGAGCTGTTGAAGATGCTGATCAGGTCGCGGATGGGCGCCTCGCCCATCGTGGCCTCGATGTCCCCGAGTGCCTGCTCGGCCACCTTGAGGACTTTTTCCGCGAGCTTGCTCTTCTGCTCGACGATCCGCTCGTTGCGTCCCTCTGTCACATCGACCTCCTGCATCGTTTGCATCCGCCCGGCTGGACCGCCCCGTTGGGCGAGTACGCCGACCCGTGGGACTGGGTCGGGCCGGAGTGTAGTTTCCTGAGGATCAGCGCGGCCCGGTCGGCGTTGCCGGCCTTCACCGCGGCGTAGTACTCCTTCCAGAGGATGTCACGCCCGTTGTTCATCGTCCTCGGCCTCCATTGTACCGTAGATGGCGTCGAGCAGCTCCTCGAGCGCCGTCTCCTCGCTCTCGAAGCGGAGGAGGAACGACTCGGGGACCTCCGACGCCAGCATGTTGATGTGCGTCCGCCGCATGCGCCTGTAGCGCCTGGGGTCCACCTCGCTGCTGAGATCTGACAGATCCACTAGCGCAACAGTCCTCATCGACGGCTCTTACCCTACTCGGAGATCTCCGGGCCGTCCCGGTCGATCTGCGGCAGGTACTCGCGCGGGTTGAGCAACCTGAAGTCCCTGACGTCGATCCACGCTTGCCCGATCGGTGTGCCACCGATGCGATAATACGATGCGGAGCCCGTGCTGAGTACGGTGCCCTCCTCGGTGGGGAACAGGTCGCCGTTCGCGACGAGGATCGCGATGGCGTCGGTATCTGTCGGGTCCTTGTAGATGTAGGTCTTGGTCGCCACTACATAGCCGTAGCCGTTCCGCGGCATCTGCTTGATCGGGACGATGCCCTCCCCCGGCTCCGACACGCGCTCGAGCGAGACCCGCTGGTTCGGCGACCTGTACAGCGTGCCGGGGAGCTGCATGATTCGCTTGCCCGTGTCCGCGCCGAAGAAGAACCGCACGAACTCCCCGCCGCACCTGAGGTTGAAGATGTAGAACTGGCCGGACTCGTCGGTGGTGCCGGTGTAGACGATCTCGCAGTTGGCGACCTCGCCCGCCGTCATGAACACCTTCTCCGGGTCCCACTTGTAGACGAGGTCGCCGGACTCGTTGAGCTCGACGCCGGCGTAGTCCTTGTCGTAGCTGATCGACTCGTTCGGCGGCGGAAGCACCGGCGCCGTGATGCGCCCGTCGGCCAGGAATTCCCCCGGGAGCAGCCGCTGGGTCAGGTTCGCCGGGAATAGCTTACTGCAGTTGCCCTTCGCGACGCACGGGTCGAGGGCGATGCCGCGGTAGTAGTCCTGGATCGTCAGCGTCCAGCGCTGCGTGTAGGTGTAGTGCGTCGAGTCGGTGAGGCCGGTGAACTGCTCGCTCGTCATCACGAACGGCTCGAGCACCTCGAGGCCGGTCGCACACGGGACCTGGTTGATCAGCGTCTCGTGCGCCGCCGCCAGCAGCTGCACGGCGAAGTCGTGCCCCGAGTTGCTCAGGTAGCTCTGGCAGGCGATATTGATCTCGAAGTTCAGGCTGCGTTCCATCGCCAGCGGCGCCCTGCTCACGACGTTCACGCTCGAGTCCGTGTAGCGCACGACCATCGAGTTGACCATCTGGAGGATGCCCTCCTCGTCAGAGACGTCGGCCAGGCGGACGACGTTGACCCCAAGCGGCACGAGCGGCGAGGACAGGAGCGCGTTCGTCATGAACTGCTCGATCCGCGTGATGGAGTCGAGTAGCATCAGGCCTCCCTCGGGGTCATCATGATGTTGAACACCTTGCCGGTCTTATTGTTCCTGATCGTCAGGGCGTCCTCCTCCTCGATCAGGGTCCAGTCGCCCCTGTCGTTCTTGAGGTGGAGGTCGCCGGTGTACACGTTGGCCCAGCGGTTGGTGGCGCTGCCCAGGTTGTACGTGTTGTCGGCCTCGGGCAGCCAATCGCGGGTGGAGTTGGAGAACGTGAGGACGCCAACCCCGTCGGTCTTGAGCACCGTGCCGGCGTTGCCATCGCCGTTGGGGAGGGTCCAGACGACGGTGCTCGTCAGGTTGGAGCCGGCCTGGAAGCCAACGTAGTCGGAGCCCTGCGTGTCGTCCTCGTAGAATTTCACGACGCCCTGGTCGGGCAGACGCACCTCGTTGATGTAGGCGAGCGCCCCGTAGACCTCGGCGAAGCGGTAGCCAGCCGCACCTAGATCCTTGGTGTTGTCCGCGCTGGGTACGATGTCCGTGCCAACCCTCGAGTTCAGCGTCAGGGTGTTCGCCGGTGATGAGCCGATCGTCGTATCAGCCTGGAAGTTCGCGCTGCCGCTGACCGTGAGGGAGAGTAGCGTGCCCACGGTCTGGAGGCTCGTCAGCGAGGTCACCGACGAGGACACGAGCGTGCCGCTCGTGGGGAGCGTGACGTTAGTCGCGCCGGTCGCCGTCAGGGTGATCCCGAAGTTCCCGGAGGTCTGGAAAGCGCTGGAGGTGACGATCGAGCCGCCGAGGGTGATCGTCCGTCCCGAGGGGTTAGCTACCCCGGTCCCGCCATACAGCGGGTCGATGATGCCTGCTTGCCAGGTGCCCCCGGTGATCGTGCCGAGGGTCGTGATATTGGTCTGCGAGGCCGTCAGCAGGGTGCCGATAAAGCTGTCGGCGTACACGTTGGACACCCTTTGGGCGGGCTGCCCTATGTCGTAGACGCTAGCGGTCGACGGGATCAGGTCCCCCGAGGTTATGAACTCCCAGCGCGTGACCCCGTCGGTCTTAAAACTGATCATCCCGCTCGGAGCCGAGGACGGGTCCGAGACCCGCACCTCAGAATCGCCCTCCGCAATGAAGGAGCCGGCATTGCCCGCCCACCCGAGATTGCCGGAGCCATCGGTCACCAGCACCTGCCCCGAGGTGCCGTCAGAGGCGGGGAGGTTGAGCGTGTAGTCGCCGGCGAGCGTCAGCGGCGCGCGGAGCGCGACGTAGTTCGGGCCGCCGCCGCCCTCGTAGAACCTGATCGACTGCCGGTCGAGCATGTCGAGCGAGGACGAGATCGTCAGGTCGGTTAGGTTTAGCGAGCTAGTCCAGGAAGGAGCGGAGATGCCGTTGGACCGCAGGACCTGCCCGCCCGCGCCGGCCGGCGCCACGCTCAGCTGCGACGCGGTCGAGTACACGACTCCGCCGGCCGCCGGCACGATCGCCCCGCCGGTCCCGCCGTACTGCGTGTCGACGACGCTGCCCTGCCACTGGCCAGCGCTGATCGTGCCGACCTCGAAGATGACGGGCTGGGAGCCGGTCTGGAGCATCCCGTAGATGTTCTGGGCGTGCATGTCCAGCCACTGGAACCCGAGGCCGCCGAGGCTGTAGGTGTTGCCGGCGAGCGGGATCAGGTCGGACGACAGGGTGTTGCCGGTCAGGTCGAGGCTGTCTCCGACCGAGATCTCACGGATCTGCTGGGCCTGGGGGTCCAGCGTGAGGGGGAATCGGTTCGCCATCAGTCCTCGATCTCCTTGAGCATGAATTCGTAGCGCTTGCCGGTCTTGTTGTTGCGGATCGTGAGCGCGCTCTCCTCCTCCACGATCGTCCAGTCGCCGCGCTCGTTCCGGAGGTGGAGGTCGCCCGTGTAGACGTTGGCGAACCTCTTCGCCGGCGAGCCCAGGTTGAACGCGTTGTCGGTCGCTGGCAGGACGTCGCTGTTGAAGTTGATCTTCGACGAGGCGATGGCGGCGGTCAGGCTGATGTCATCGTTGACGATCGTCTGGTCCTGGATCATCGAGCTCGTCACGAGCCCGACCGATCCGGTCGACAGCAGCGTGCCGCCGTCAGCGGGCAGGAGCGTCACCGCGGTGCTCGTCACGGCCTGGGCCTTGAGGCGCATGACTCCGCTGGTCGAGCCCTGGAAGTTCATCCCGTCACCGGTGACGGACGGGGTGTACATCAGCGGGCTCTGCAGCACCTTGTTGGACAGGGTCTGCGTGGCCACGCAAGAGGCCAGCTCGAAGCCCCCGGCCGTCGCGCCGTTGTGCACCCTGATCGTGTTGAGGGTGGTGTCGACGGTGACCTCCCCCGGAGCACCCGCGAAGGCGAGGTTCTCGGAGGTGGTGCCGCGCCTGAACTGTACCTGTGTGGGCATCGCGTCAGAATCCGAAGATGAAGTCGAGGCCGATCGCGGTGGCCTTGGCCGTGCTGGAGACCTGGGCTGTAGTGGCCAGGGTGCCGCTTGTCGGGAGGGTCACGTTAGTCGCGGCGGTCAGCGTGAGGGTGCACGCGTAGGCGCCGGACGTCGTGAAGTTACCCGCGAGTGTTATGGTTTTACCTGTGCCGCTCTGAGTGAGCGTAAGGCCGGCGGTGCTCTCGATGGTGTCCGCGCGGAGTGTTCCGTATGCCATGTTCTTAGAGGGTTAGAGGCTTCCGAGCCATGCTTGGACCGTGAGAGCGGTGCTGGTTCCACCGCCGCCGCCGCCTGTGTCAGCCAAGTTGTCGACCGTCCAGGTTGTATCAACGGGGATCGTAACGATTACCCCCGCGTCTATGTCTACCTCATAGAAGCTGACCGCGTAGTACCCGCTGAACAGAGTCGTCGAGGCGGTGATGACCTTCTTGCTATACGCTACATCGCTGCTGACGTCTGTGAAGCTTAGTACGCCGCTGCCGTTGGTGATGAGGGCCTGCCCGTTTGTCCCGTCAGTCCCCGGCAGCGTGAATGTGATACTGGAAGTGACGGTAGCCGGCGCTTGCAGAGCCACGTAGTGGGATGAGTCCGAATCAGCTAGCCTCAGATCCCCCTGGGAGCCGATCTGGACGTTGGACCCGTCGAAGGTGAAGTTGGCCGAGCCGGCCAGGGTCCCGCTGCTGTTGTACTGAACCTGTGTGTTCGAGCCACCAGCTGAGGCGGCACCCGGACTCACCCAGCCCAGGGCCCCGGAGCCATCGGTCTTTAAGACTTGGCCGGATGTCCCGTCCGTGGCCGGGAGCGTCCACAGGACGTCGGAGCCGATCGAGGCTGGGGCCTGGAATCCGACGTAGTTGGCCCCGTTCGCCGTCGCCTCGTAAAATCGCAGATCAGCCTGGTTCGACAGGTCGATCGCGGTCGAGACCGTGTAGTTCGTCGACGTGACCGACGTCAGGCCGGTGAGCGTCGTCGACGAGGAGCCGAGGCTGATCGCGGTGGAACCGATCGTTGTGGCTCCCGCCACGTACCAGGCTGACCCGTCCCAGATTTTTAGCAGATGCGTGCCCGAGTTGTCGAGCCACATTTCACCAATACTATTGCCGGACTGCCCGGCCGGGGAGACGTTCGGCGCCGTGCCGCCCACCTCGGTGGGCCCGATCTTGCGCACGTTGCCGGCGTCGTCCTCGAAGAAGAGACCCGGAGTACCCTGGTCGTAGTTCAGCGAGAGCTCGCCTATGTCTAGCTGGGCTGCCGTCGGGCGCTTGTTCGCCACCGACGACCTCTTCAGCAGGAAGTTTACTGCCATGCTTGGCCCTATGTAGGGGCTTACGAAAAGAGGGAGCTATTTAGCTCCCCCGTGACTTACCCAGATTGTAAGTGCTCCGGCCCGTCAGTACGTCCCGGCGTCGAAGCTGCCTCCCGTGACCGGGGCGATGTCGCTGGTGAGGATCTCGCGGTAGGTCACCGCGCCGGACGAGCCGTTGGGAGCCATCAGAGCGCGGGAGGCCGCGACGCTGGAGCCGTTCGCTCCGGTTCCGCCGTAGGTCGTCCCGACGATCGTGCCGTTCCAGGTGCCGGTCGTGATCGTGCCGAGAGTCGTGATGCTGCTCTGGCCGACATAGGTCGACTTGATCTGGAGGTTGTCGGAGACGATGTCCAGCGTGACGCTGTCGACGTTGACGTCGAGCGTGTTGCCGGTCTTCGACAGGCCGTTGCCCGCGGTGATCTGGCCCGCGCCGGAGAACTGGTCCCAGGTCACGGCCGTCGTGCCCAGCGTGCCGCCCGGGTCGACCGTGCAGACGTAGCCGTTGTCGGCGTTGGACGAGCCGCTCTCGACGAACACGAACGCGGAGACGAGCTCGTCCCACGTGTCGGCGTCGCTGGAGCGCGCCCACGCGCCGGCCTTCACGAGGTAGATGCCGTTCCCGGACTGCGTGCTCTGGTTCTTCACCAGCACGCGGTCGTCGACGGAGAGGGCCACGCCGTCGACCGTCTGGGTGCCGCTCAGCGTGATGTTGGCCGTGGTGGCCGCGCGGACCGAGGCCTTGACGTCGAGACCCTGGGCGACCTGGTCGACGTAGTTCTTCGTCGCGGCGTCCTGCGCGGACGCCGGGTCGGCCAGGTTGGTGATCTTCTGGCTGTTCAGCGAGACCGATGCGGTCGGGGCCGCCATCTGGTCGAGGCGGTTCGTCTGGACGCCGGCGTCGAAGTCGGAGACCTGCGTGTGCAGGATGTCGATCGTCGCGTTGGCCGCGGCGGTCAGCCTGCCCTGGGCGTCGACCGTGAAGGTCGCGACGGACGAGGCCGAGCCGTAGGCCGCCGGGGTGACGGCGGTGTTGTCCAGGTTGATCGTGACGGTCGTGCTGCCGGCCGTTGACGTCAGGCCGGTGCCGCCGGAGATCTGGAAGGTCTGGGACGTCGGCGTCGCGGTGCCCGTGTCGCCGGTGATCGACTTGACGACGGTGACCTCGTTGACGGTTCCGTAGAGAGTAACGGCGCGGACTTCGCTCCAGCGCAGGGCCGCGGTGCCGAGCGTTTGAGCATTATCGGACGATGGATTGATCGCCGAGTCGACCCGGCCCGTGAAGGTCACGGTGTCTGAGGTCGCATTACCCAGGTCGACGTCGCCGTTCAGCGTCAGGGTGCCCGAGGCCGTGAGGCTCGTCAGGTAGACGTTGTCGATGTATGCGTTGGCGACCTCGGTGCCGCTGGCCCCGATGTTGAACGTGGAGTCAGAGCCGGGGACCAGGTGCCCGCTGCTGTTGATGTTCCAGGCGGTCGTGCCCTCGGTCACGAACGCGATGTTGCCGTTGGCGCCGGTGTCGGTGACCGTCACCGAGCTGTTGCCCTGGCTGATGTCGTTGGTGCGGGCCTCCTGCCAACTCAGGACGCCGGCGCCGTTGGTCGACAGGACCTGGTCGGCGGAGCCGTCCGCGGCCGGGAGGGTCCAGAGGACGTCGCCGGCGATGCTCGCGGGGGCCTGGAACCCGACGTAGTTCGAGCCGTTGGCGGTGGCCTCGAAGAAGCGCAGGTCCGCCTGGTTCTCCAGGTCGATGTCGGACGTCGCGTTGAGGCTCGCAGAGGTCAGCGTGTTCAGGCCGCTGATGGTCGTGGTGGCCGCGGCGCCGAGCTCGACGCTCGTGCTGCCGATCGTCACCTTGCCGACGTACGCGAAGGCGGTGCCATTGTAGATCTTCAGCGCGGCCTGGCTGTTGCCGCCTGTGTTGGCGGTGTCGTACCAGAACTCGCCGGTCGTGTTGCCGGCCGAGCCGCCCGACGCGGGCGTGGCGTTCGGCGCCGAGCTGCCCACCTCGGTCGGGCCGAGTTTAATGATGTTGTTGCTCTCGTCCTTGAAGAAGGCCCCGGGGGTCCCGCTGTCGATGTTGAGTGCGACCTCGCCCGCCAGCAAGCCGGCGGCCGTTGGCCTCTTGCTCGCTACGTCCGAGCGAAGGTGTTGAATCTTGACTGCCATGGCTTGTTAGAAGGGTCCTTGGTCGATGATGTCAATCTCGTTGGAGGCGTTCGCGGTCACGCCGTTCCCCGGCTGGAGCGCCGTGACGCCGCCGCCGCTAGTGGCGGAGACCCATGACGCCGGCCCGCTGGGCGGCACGACGTAGATGTAGAAGTTGGGCACCGGGTTCACCGTCAGCCACATGTCCCCGTTGGAGGGATTGGCCGGAGCCGTGTCACCGACGAACACCCTCGAGGTGTTGTCCCACTTCGTGCCGTCCCAGGCCTGCAGCTTGGCGGCAGTCGGGTTCCAACGCACCGACCCGGCCGCGCTCCCGCTCGCGGGGGAGTCGACGACCTTGGGCACGATGAGCTCTGCGTAGTCGGTCGCGGATCTACTTATATTTACGCTAGCGCCCACCATATTCAGGTTGCCCGACATGGTGTCGCCGTCGACTCGCACGCTGCGGAGCCCGTAGCGGACCCACCCCTTGCCCGGGGTGCCGCCCTCGACCAGTACGGCCCCACCCTCGTCCAGGCGAAGGTCGGACTGGTTGCCGACGTACATGTAGATGTTGGCGTTGTTGTTCGCCAGGTCGAAATTGCCCTGCGAGAGGTTGAAGGCGATCTGCCCCGGCTCTAGGTCGGTCGGGTGCTCTCCCGCGTTGAACGTTCGTAGGTTCTGGATCGTCGCGAGGGTCATCGCCGGCCTCCCGTCACACCACTGCTCGGATGCAGGCCACGCCGCTGCCGGCGACCCTGTATAGACCGCCCATCGGCACGCCGCCCGCGAGCGCCGCGGCCTGGTCGGAGTACTGCGTGAGCTCGCTCACCAGCGCGTCGACGACGGCGTCGGAGTCCAGGTTGGCCACGGGCGGTGCCACGGTCGCGCTGACCCACTGGGCGCCGTCGGCGTCCACGTAGCGGATGAACAGCTGGCCGAGGTTCGAGTTCCACCACAGGGCCCCCTCGGTGGGGGCTGTCGGCGGCAGGGAGCCGATGTAGACGGGTCCGACGGCGTCGGCCGCGGAGATCGCTATCCAGCTGGTGATCGACGAGTCCCACCGCCACGACTGGTCGCCGACAGTGTAGATCTGGCCGTTGGTGGGGCTGGACGGGAAGTTGAGTGCCATCTTGCGTCAGGAGGTCTGGGAGTTGCCGGACACGATCGTCGCCGCGTCGTCCGCGGGCTGCTGAGGCGTGCGGCCCTCGTTGGTGGACGAGGCGCGCCAGTTCTGGTCGTTGTTGTTGACCTCGGCGTTGATCCGGTTGTAGCGCCAGTCCCTCGTGAGATCCCCGGCGGAGTCGGTCCACCAGCCGCTGAGGCCCTTGCCGCTGACGCCGTTGTAGTACTGCGGCACGCGCCAGGACCGGAGCAGGCCGGCCAGCGAGTTGATCGCCATCTCGGAGTCCGGGCGCACGGCCATGTTGTAGGTCGTGGCGGCCTCGAGCTCCTTGATGCAGCGCTCGTAGTCCTTGAGGACGTCCTCGCGGCGGCGGACCGTGTCGAGGTAGTACCTGGCGATGATCAGCGAGGTCCGGCGGCGGTTGGAGCTCACGAGGAGCTTGCCGGCCTTGGTGGACTGGTTGATGTAGGAGTCGATCAGCGCGTTCGCGTCCTGGATCGCCATCATCAGCCGCACCTCGTTGGGCTGCGTCGCGTCGGCGTCGTCGATGTTGGTAATCTGGATCGCCTCCTTCAGGCCGTAGGCCATGACGAAGTCGTCCACGCCGGCCGTGCGCGGGTTGGCCGGCCTGTCGCGCCTGGAGTACGGGGCGCCGTCGGCGTACGCGCCGAGGTTGGAGTCGGCCTCCCAGCCGATCCCGTGCTCGCTGATCTTCAGCAGGTTGCGGCACGGGAACTTGAATAGCGCCCTGACGACGTTGCGCCTGACGGTCGCCACGCTCGCCCCGGACTTGATTGGCGCGCGCAGTGCCA